ACTAACAACTGGTGGTGGTGGTGGTGGTAGTATTGAAATACCAGATGCTGATAAGAATGGTCGTTATGTTGTATGGGATAATGATCAACAGAAATGGGTGGAAGGTGGTGCTGGTAATATAGAACTTGGAGCAAATTCGACAGGAGATAATTTTTCTACATCTATTGGAATCGATTCATCTGCTAATATTAATTGTGTATCTATTGGAACAAATGCAAAAGCTAATTATGTAGATTCTGGAATAGCTATTGGAAAAAATATAATGGCTACTAGTTATGAAGGTGTTATTTTAAATGGTAGTGGCGAACAATTAAATGTATCAACCACTGGCTTTTTTGTAAATCCTATCGAAGAAGAAAGTGAAGGAGCTACTAATCTAAGTCCTTTGGTTTATGATACAACTACAGGTCAGATAGGTTATGACTCTTCTTCAATTAGATACAAAGAAAATCTTGAACCTATACAAGGTTATAAAGATCTTTTAAACATAGAATCTTATTTGTTTAAATATAAAGATAGTGATGTTACTGATGCTGGTTTAATCGCTGAACATATCGATGAGTACCCTTCGTTGAGAAAACTTGTTTATTATAAAGATTACAATGAAACAGATGAAGATGGAAATGATGTAACTAAAACAAAACCTGAGAGTGTACATTACCAAAAGTTAGGTGTTTTCAATCTGAAATTAATCAAAGATCTTTACGAAGAAAACAAAATGTTAATCGAAGAATTGGAACAGCTAGAACAAGTATTAGAATAAAAATTACAATAATATAATTTATTATACTGCGTTGTGTAATAAATTATACATTTAATAATTGTTCTGAAAGCATTGCTTTTGAAGGTATTTTGTCCCACAATGATTCCTTCACTAATATGTTACAATTGTCTTCTAACTCATAAAACCTACTTCCCTCTAAATGTAAATTTTCAGACATCACCTTATAGTAACAACGATTGTTTAATCTATCCATCTTATCGACAATCATCTTCATCATTTTTCCATTTGGATCTTTAACAGTAAGAACTTTATCATTATCCCTCTTACATACTGTATATGTTTTCCTTGACGCATCTGTATTCACAACGTTCCACTTTTTCGTCTTTTCATCCTTACAGAGTAAATCTATCTGTTTATCTTTCACATCTCTTATCTTTTTCATATCACTAAAACCATGTTTATCCACCGTCTCCAACATCATACCTCTACACTGTTCTATCTTATTCTCTAATAGTTTCTCATCGAAATCTATCCCATTGTTCCCCTTAAAGTAATTATTGAGATTGAAAGTATTATGATTGTTAGTTGTAACATACTTAGGTTCCTTAGCCAAGGTCTTTATAAAATCATCTTTACTCTTTAGTTCTCTTTCAAACTTTTCTTCTCTTTCCTTCATTTCTTTCTTTAACTCTTGTTCTCTCTCCTTCATTTCTTTCTTTAACTCTTGTTCTCTTTCATTCAGTTTTTCTTCGAATTCTTTATATTGTTCCTTCAATTCAAACCTATGTCGTTCAATCAGGTCATCTCTGTTTTCCTTCTCAATATGTAATTCTTGTTTCAGATGGTATATTTTACCCTTAATACACACATCTCGGTGAGTATCTAATTCTCCCTGAGATGGAAAACATTGCTTACACCATTTACACCTATAAAAATTAGATGGTTCTTTTAATTCTCTAATACTTAAACACTTCTTACTACGTTGATGTTGTTTTATATTATTAATATTAACATTACTACCACACCATTTACATTCTATTTTTTCTGTTACAGATGGGGTTATTATATTTTCTTTATGTTCTCTTTTACGTTCATCCCTTTGACGTTTCTCTTCCTGTGCCTTTTGACACTTCTTCGATTTCTGGTGTTGTCTAATATTTGTTTTTCTTACTATAGATGAACAATGTTCACATTGTATTTTCTCTGTGGTCATATTTATTCTTTTATTATGGTGATTTTCTTATCTTTAAATATTTCTTGATTTTTCTTGATATTTCTTGATTTTTCTTGATTTTTCTTGATTTTTTCATCGTTTTTCCAACCCTCTTATTTTTCCAGTCTAATTTTCAGTCTAAAATTGAACTTTGTAATCTGATATCATCCTTGATTTTTTTTGATTTTTTCAATACGAATAAGTTTTAGACTGAAAAACAGTTTGATTTTTTATTATCGATATTGATTTTCTTTGATTTTCTTTGATTTTTGGTAATTATTTTTTCCCAAAAAAAGAAAAAATCAGAGATCCAAAATCAGACATCTGTAAAGTTCATTTTTAGACTGAAAATCAAGGTGGAATTTTTATGATTTACAGATGACAAAATGAGATTTATTAAGATCTAGATTTCTCCACACACAAAATTTTGTGTGTAGTGATAAAAATAACAAAATAATATCCTGTAAAAAAATGAATTTGTGATTTATACATATGTGAATTAGTATAGATAAGTAAACTGAAAAATGCCTAAATTATACTTTCGATATGGAACAATGGGTTCATCTAAAACAGCTAATCTTCTGATGGTTGCACATAATTATACTAACAATCATAAGAAGAAAATATTGATTGTAAAACCATCTATTGATACTAGGTCTGGTGAATATATTGAATCGAGGGCAATAGAAAAACCTTTGAAAGCGGATATTATTATACATGAAGAAGTTGATGATTTGTTAATAGATACAAGTGGTTATTCACTTGTGTTGGTAGACGAAGCACAATTTCTTTCTAAAAGAAATGTAGATGCGTTAAGAAAAATAACTCGTCACATCCCTGTAATATGTTATGGATTGAGGACAGATTACAAGACACAATTGTTTCCGGGGTCAAAGAGATTGATGGAGATAGCAGATTCTATAGAGGAAATTAAAACGAGTTGTAGTGAATGTGATAAGAAAGCCATTGTTACAGGTAAATTCATATGGGAAGATAAAAATATTACAGCTTATCCTACGATTGTTCGTACTGGTTCAGATACACCTGAAATTGGATGGGATGAACAGTATCATTCACTTTGTTGGTTTTGTTGGAATGATTATATTTGATGGAAATTAGTTTCCGTCACTAACGGTGTAAAGACTTTGGTTTGGGTTTTATAATCATCGTGATTATAAAACTTACAGTATAGTAGTGAGTGATTAATCAACTTCTTCTACAGTGGGTTCGTTGGTCGGTTTGTCAGATTGATACATTTTCGTCATGATTGGGTGTGCGGATGAATTTAATTCCTTTTCCTTTTCTTCTAATTGTTCCAGAGAATAATCATCCTCTTTTTCTAACCATTCCAAGCAATCTTTACCTAGGGAATGCAGTGTATTTTTATCTTCATCACTTAATTTTTCCTGAACTTCTTGATCTAGATTTTTGAGACGATATGCATGAGATTCTAGTTCATTTCGTTTTGTTATTTTCTTTTGTACCAATTCATCTTCTTCTTTGTATTTTTCAGCGTCAGCAACCATCTTTTTAATTTCTTCATCTGAAAGACGACCATTACCTTTATCTATGGTGATGTTTTGTTTCTTACCAGATTTGGTCTCTACAGCTGAAACTTGAAGAATACCATTTGCATCTAAATCAAACGATACTTCTATTTGTGGAACTCCCCTTGGTGCAGGAGGAATACCTTCTAGATTAAATGTATTGAGAAGATTATTATCTTTAGTTCTTGCTCTCTCACCTTCATAAATTTGGATGGTCACGGCAGGTTGATTATCAGAGTATGTTGTAAATGTTTTTTTCTTGTTACATGGAATTGTACTATTTCGTTCAATAATTTTAGTCATTACACCACCTGCAGTTTCAATACCTAGAGATAATGGTGCAACATCAATGAGTAGAATATCTCCACCTACAGAGGTACTATGACCTGATAAAATATTACCTTGTACTGCAGCACCATAAGCTACGGCTTCATCAGGATTAACAGATTTACATAATTCTTTACCATTGAAATAGGTCTTGAGAAGAGATTGTATTTTAGGAATACGAGTTGAACCACCCACTAAAACAATTTCATCGATTTGATATTTCCCCAACTGACTATCTTTCAGAACCTTTTCAACTGGTTTCATACAACGTTGGAATAAATCAGCACAGAGGTCTTCCAACTTTGCTCTGGAGAGGGTGGTGTTAAAATCTACACCTTCATACAAAGAATCAATTTCCAATGTAACCTGAGTTTGTGAAGACAAACCTCTCTTTGCTTTCTCACAAGCAGTTTTCAATCTTCTTATAGAACGAGGATTAGTGGAAATATCTTTACGATGTTTTCGTTTAAATTCACGGACGAAATGTTCCACTAATCGATTATCAAAATCTTCACCACCAAGGTGTGTTTCACCAGCAGTGGCCTTAACTTCAAATACCCCATCATCAATATTAAGGATAGAAACATCGTGTGTTCCACCACCACAGTCAAAGATGAGAACATTCCGTTCTTTTTGGTCAGGATTATCTAAACCGTAAGCAATCGCGGCTGCCGTGGGTTCATTAATAATCCTCATTACATTGAGACCTGCAATTCTACCAGCATCCTTGGTGGCTTGACGTTGTTGATCATTGAAGTAAGCAGGTACAGTAATCACTGCATTGTTTACAGGTTCACCAAGATAATCTTCGGCTGTTTGTTTCATCTTTGTCAATACCATCGAAGAAATTTCTTCAGGAGTAAAGGTTTTATCTCTCACTTTAATAACAGGTTTATCACCCTCTCCAGAAACAATTGTGAATGGATAATTGGAAAGATCTTTTTGTAATTCACTATCTTTTACTTTTCTACCAATAAGTCTTTTTGCATCAAAAATAGTATTGGTGGGGTTCATCGATGCTTGATTTTTAGCAGCATCACCAATCAATCTCTCTGTATCGGTAAACGCAACATAAGAAGGTGTAGTTCTATTACCTTGGTCATTGGCGATAATTTCAACAGTGCCATTCTTTACAACACCAACACATGAATATGTCGTACCTAAATCGATACCAACACAAACTCCTTTATTATTTTCTCTAGACATCGTTAATATTATTGTATTATTTTTTTAAATTAATTCGGTTTTATAAGTTGACAAGCCGTCTTAACGTTCTTAGGAAGAAGTGGTAATTTACAAACTTTTCCAAACATTTCAAACATAGTGAGGAAGAGGTCAACTCTAGGTTTTATACTTTTCATAAGTTCATAAACAACAGTAATTTGTGTACCATTCTTTTTATCCCATTCCTTTGCTCGTTCTTCGAGGTTGTTATTTTTATCTGTGTAGAAACTTGTTACTTCGTAGAAATTTCCATCGTTTTCCAAGAAACTTTTAATTTGCACAAAAACTTTATTGATATTATCAGTATCGTATTGGTCTCGGAATAACAGATTTACATATTTTGCTAAATTCTGGTCATAACGTAATGCATCTGGTCGTAATGCTTTATTTGGTTGTGGTTGTAAGGTTTTACCCCATCTAAATGATACTTCAGTACCATTCCGGATTGGTTTATAATCACCCTGTTTACCTTTATAAGTATTGATTAACTTCTGTAAAGCCGTGAAGAAAGCTTTAGCCTCTACTTCACTGTTGAAGGTTATTTTGATATTATCCATTGTTAAGTCAACAGGGTCGTTATAACGTCCAGGGCGGAAACCAGTCAACCACCAATGTTTACCACTACGATGGAATATAGTTTCACCTTTTTTGTTTTTCAAAGTGTACTCCATTTGAATTAATTCATCATCCGATGCACATTCCCATAACTTATCTCTACCAGCCACTTCATGATAGTATCCAATTTCACTTCCTGTTGAAGCATAATATTGTCCTTTCCATAGTTCAATCATTCTCCTCTTTCCATTGAATTGATATATTATAGGTTCAATATCGATAACCATATACAACAATGTGGATAATCTATCATATAAATCATTATATCCACCTATTCTCTGTAAAGCATCTTTTCTTGTTACAAATATATTTTGTTTTGGGTCATATTCGAAACCAGCAAGATATACCATCGATGTTGCCCAGTTTAATTCTGGTTTTGAGTGATATTTAATAAATACAGTTATCAGTAATATAACCAAAATAACAATAACAATAACTAAAAATATAGTCAATATATGTTTCTTTAACAATTTCATCTTTTATTCTATCACGATATTCTTTTTAATGAACATATGGATAAAACATTTTTTCATCTGTCAAAATAACTGTACTGACTTTATTAGAACCTACTTCAAATTCTAATATAGTTTCTGTCTGAACTATGACAACAGTTCTCTTATCACCCTTTTTCCTTTTTGTTATTAACCCATTATCAAGTTGAAACATCGCTGGGTGATTTCTTTTGTCTTTGTCTACACTATCAGGGTCTGGTAACATATTCCATATAGTATCACCACCATCATATATTTTTTTACCGACGAATGATTTCCACACTTCTAAAATACTCTCTTGGAGAACCTTACGTTGGTGTTCACGACTTTCTTTATTTTCATTATTAGCATAGTGACCATCACCAAATGTTTTGAATTGATTACGACCATCACGTGTTTTAACCCATAATCCTTTTTTATTATCTTCATCGTGCATCAATCTAGACATCACATCACCTAATGTAGAAGACCAAATAGGATCTATTTTATACAGGATTTTATCTGATAGTTTCATATTTTCAGGATGAGGATGACCATAGTGTAATGCTTTTCGAGGTGTTCTTAAATGACCTGATGCGAAATAATCTGAAAGAAAATGACTAGCAAATGCATTATATTTATACGCCAATTCTAATTCTTCCCTTGTTGTAGCATTAGAAGCTATTCTCTTTGCTATATTGTGACCTGTCGTATAAGCACTCCATGCCCCACCGTTTTGGACAAAATGATCCCAGTTTAAGGTCGCCAATTGCATATATCTACCCTTTTTAAGTAAATCTAATATCTGTATCCCTTTTATTTTTTTAGGAATTACTTTAGTACCACCACCTGTATCTTGATTATAAACTACATCAAAATCATTACCACTTTTTTCGTAAAAAATAGAAGGGTCTTTTCCCTTGTTTAAATAATCTTTAATACCATCAATCTCAATATTGATTTGTTTTAAAATATTAGGTACTTCTTTTGAAGATTCTCCGAATTTTCTACTCCAAGCATTTTCAGTACCATCTGATTTATTCAAGGTGTTAAATGCATCAATAAATCTATCTTCCCTTTCCTTTTCTGTTTCACCATCACATATAGGTTTGTCAGTTCCATATATATCACCAGCAAGAGCAAGTATTTCACCATAACGTAGATTCAGTCCATTATCCATTAAAAATCTATATTCATCGGTTGGTATTTTTTCAACTTTAGTATCATCATCTTCCTTCTTACCATCCTTCTCACCGTGTTTTCTTGTTGTTATAATTATTACAGGAATTAATATTATAGTAATTACTAATATAATGACAGTAATTAATAGTATCATTTATTAAAATATAAATAAATCTTTTTAGAGCTCACACTTTCATCACTGTTACCAGCTAATACATGTTCTCCACTACTGTATTTTTCAACATTTTGTTTTAACATGAAAATCAACATCATTGTAGATAAAAGTAAAACTGACCCTACAAGTATTATAATATATTCTTTCTTCATTTATATTATAATATATTCTTTCTTCATTTAATAGTATACATCATAATAATCTATATCGTAATCGGTTAAATAATAACTTTCATCATCTTCAACCATACCAAGTGGATATCGACGTCGTTGTGGAAATTGTGGAAATTGTGGAAATTGTGGAGGACGGTGTGGTGGAAATTGTGGAGGTCGGTGTGGTGGAAATTGTGGAGGTCGGTGTGGAGGACGATGTGGTGGACGATGTGGTGGACGATGTGGTGGACGATGTGGTGGACGGTGTGGAGGTTGGGAGTTTTCCATCATGCCTAATTCTGTCATCATTGTATTTACAAGCCAAGTGACTTCTTGACCTAATTGAGATACAGGTTCAGATGAATTCCAATTAACGACAAACGAAAAGTCATATTTTTTACAATACAGAACCATTGTCAACCAATCACCTGGGTATAAACCAGAATGACAATAAATATCATCCATAGTCCAATCACCACCTCCTAGTTCCTTAAATCCACCACCTACATAACATCCACCACCGTAATATCCTTGTTGTCCTGCACTTCTATTTTTTGCTGTAAAGGTATCAAAGCTGGTCTGTGTAATCCATGGTCTAGAAAATAATTCATAAAACAATGTTGAATAATCCTTAACTGTAGATACACACATACCTGCTGTATAAGAAATAGGTGTAGGATGATAATATGTATGTTTCGTACCTTTAGAGTCAAAAGAAGGTGTCAAAGGATATCCTTTATCAAGTGGGAATGTGGTCGATGATAATTTTCCATTTAGATTATCACCATAAAAATCATCATTTTCCCACATATGTTTTCCTGTTACTTTTTTGATAATTAAACCCAACAGAAGGTAATTTGTATTACAGTAGTCATATCGTGTTCCAGGTGTGAATTTACTATTCGGTGGTGTTGCTTTGATTATCTCCATTGGTGTGAAATACCATTTTGACCATTCACTTTCAGGGATACTGTTAGAATGATCAACTAAACCAGAAGACATTTCAAGTAAATGTCGCACAGTAATCTGGTCACCTGTTCTAAAATGAGAAGAATATTCAGGAATGTATTTGGAAATCCTCTTATCAATCTTCACTAACCCTTTGTCTATACATTTATACATATAATTTGCACAAAGCATTTTCGTGGTTGAACCCATTTGTAATGGATCATCATCTTGTGCTTTCTTGTGTATTGTTTTGTCAGCCCAACCACCAGACGATGCAACTGAACCTTCTACTGTACCAACCGCTAACCAAATTCCATTACTATACCGTCTGGAAGAAAGGAATTTTTGTACGGTATTGTTCAAAGCAGATTGAATAGAAGATAAGGGTTTAAATCCATTTTGTTGTGAAGGTGAAGGTGAAGGTGAAGGTGAAGATTGTTTTCCATAATCAGTAACAGCCGAATCAGTGAAACCTACTGTGTTCAAGGCATTTTGAATAGTAGGGTCGTTTTGACTTACACGTTTTAGAGTATCTCTGAAATCCATAAAATTAGACTTCTTTGTCAATTGCAAAAGACAATTTATAAAATGAGAAAACATCGTGTATTTATCCTTTTCCTGTGACATTAAATAGAAACAATGATTTGTAATACCAGAATTTATATGAACTCCACCAAAATCCATTTCAGAATTAGGATTTAGATAGTGTTTACCTTGATACGAAGAAGGTTGATTACCTCCCTCTGGATTTTCAAAACTTCTTAGAAAAGGTCTCGTCATTCCAAGATCTTCACCCACCATCCAATCTTCTTTACCATGGAGTTGAGGATATTTATCATATAACCAAAATTCAAACATAACACCCACTACATCTGCAAAACTTTCATTTAAGGCACCAGAATGACCTTTATATTCTAAATTAGCAGTTCCACTAACCAATCCATGTGATAATTCATGACCTATAACATCAGCCGCGGTAAGAGGATAAAACATTTTATCACCTGCTCCATACATCATGTATTGACCTGTAAAGTAAGCATTATCTAATTTTGGTACACCTGAAACACTAATTAAAGTATCCAACTTATTTACACTTATCATTTGTGTTTTTTCATAAAGGAAATCAAGATAGTTACATGTACAAAAAATAATATCAACCGGTGAATTATATTTAACAACCTCTTGGTAAATCTTTTTATATTTTGAGAGTGGTTTATTTACAACCTGTGTAAAGAGTTCAGGATAGGTGTTTTCGTATAAAGAGATGAACTCGGAAGTACTTAATCGTTCAATTTCTTCTGATACACTATCAGAAGGACGACCTTCTGACAACAAAATCTTTTCCATAGCCATTTGGGTGAGTATATAATAATCTTTGTTCTTTTCAATATTTATCACCTTTGCCTTAAGAGGACGTAAATTATTCAGTGGATAACGTAATTGATGATTTATATTATGTTCAACAGCATCCACAACTTTAACCCTTACGGTATTATTGTTATTGATTTTATGCTGACTTTCTAAACCTATATTTTCAGAATCAATTCGTTCACCTGTAACTAAAACAGGACCAAGATAGGAAGTGTATAACGTAACAGTAGTTTCATTTTTTATATTAGAATTTAGATGGGTTCCCAGTTCATTAACAGGTTCTAACAAACCATTTGTTTGAGAATGTAGATGATAAAAACTTTGTCCACACTGATGTTGCATTTTTATTATCTCTTAATGTATTATTTAAATGATATTATTTTTTCTTCACATCACCTTTTTTAGGTTTTAGTACCAATAAGTATATAATAGGGAATAATACCATAAGTATCAATATAGCAAATCCTCCCTTTCGCATAAACTTTTGGAATTTATACGAATTGGTTGGACAAACACCGAATTTACCCTTTATGGTACCACCACTAAGACCTTCGATACAATCCCAATTTTTTATATCAACACTTTTAGGTGTAAATGTATATATTTTATCCTTATTATCCTTCTTATCTGTATCTATAATTTTTGTATAATCTCCATCTATCTTTATATTCAAATCAAAAAATGGTGTAGCAGGAATAGTAGAGTTAATACCGTTACATATTACATACCTTAATATTTTTAAATGTTCTTCATTTCCAGTTCCAGAGAATTGTTCGGTAATTTGATTTTGAAATTGATCATAATAATCTTCTGTACTCGAATCATCAGGAGTGAACTTTTCAATGTTAAATGATGGTGTTATATTTCTTGTTTCACAGAATTTTTTAATATCTTTATTAATATCACCAATATACTTATTAATGTCTTCTGCACTTTTCTTTTTTAACTCTGCATCATCGTTGGGTTGTTTGTTCAAGTCCTTGAAAGTTGTTTTTCCTGCCACTCCCATCATCAATAAACTTACAGCTTCTTTTTTAGAATCCCATAGAGGAAAGTGATATCTAGTTGGTGCCGTGTCTAAATTTATGGTTTTATCCTGAACATCAACCAAATCTCCAGCAGTACAAGAATCATTTAGAGTTATGTAAGGTATATCATTGAAAAAAGGCCATGATTTTCTCAAGTACATAACAACTACAATTATCAAAATAACAACAATAATAATTGTAATCATAAGATATTTACTACTAAAAACAGCCTTTACTGGTGCAGCGAACATAACTCCTATAGCTATTACTAAAAATGCCAAAGCCAAAATCAAGCCTGTGAGACCTTCCACTTTTGCACTGGCGGTTTGAGATATAGATTGTTTAATATCATTAACTATTCTATTCGAAACACCAGCATCTAAAACCTGATTGGAAACATAATTATTTTCCGTCATTTGTTTAATATTAATATCTCTTCCTGCTTTTACTGAACTTCCGGTACAGTAAAATTCATTATCACTAAAATTGTATGATGTAGCTGTTTGATTTATCGAATTTGTTATTTTAGTTGATGCACCGACAAACGCGTTTGCAGTATTATTTGCATCGGCAATTCCAACCCCAAGAGCACCTACAACCGAAGATGCTTGTTGTGTCATTTGTTGTGCAATCATATTATTTAAATTTGATTGAATGGTTGATTTCTGATACTGTGATATAGTTGCAACATTTTTACAGAAATTGTCTTGATTGTAATCTCTTCCTGCGAATATTTTACAGTATTTTAAAGATACTTTAGTTTTACATGTATTATTTACATTTGAATCTTGTCCGACCCTTGTTGAAACTTCATTTGTTACATCTGTTACAGCATTGGCTGTATTTGAAGATAATGCTCCTCCCATTTTTTTGTTTTATATTTATTAATAATAAATATAAAAAAAAGATGTCATATTTAACATACAATGATTTTTATTCTGGTAGTAAAGATCAGAATAATCAAATAATGAAATATGGTGATATTTGTTATGCGACTTTATTTAACCCAAAAACTGGAAACGAAGTAGGAACACTTGATGCTAGCACTAATGGTCTCTATTATAATTTAACTTCAGGTTGTCCAATGCCAGAGAACCCCGCATCTTACAATATGCTATATAAAAAAATACAAATACAGCTTATACCCGGAAGTGCTAACGATACTCCTGGTAAATTTGCTCCGTGGTCACGTAGAATGTACACTGCTGTTAAAACTACCGATTTTTTCTTTATGAATGTAGGATTAAAGGATATTATCAACGAAATATCACCAGAAAACATTATTAATACGCAATACTATACAGATAACTTTGTATTGAATGACGGATATCCATGGATATGTAACCCACAATATAACCCTGGAAGTTGTACTGGTTTTCAAAATTGGATGGATGGTAAAATACAACTTTTAGATAGAAAAGATGAAACCAATGTATCAGATATAGAATACGGTGTATATTACAATATTAGACATAATGACAATAAAGGAAATAAATACGACTGGAGAATGGATGAAGAAAAATGTGGTATTGATCATACATATCAAGACGGAGTACTGATTACATTTACATATATAGGAGGTCCTGTTAAAGATTATATGGATGAATTTAAAACAGGAAGAACTTTATGCAGTGATAATGCAAATTACGATGAACTTGTAAAAAATAAATTTTTATTGGAAGGGGGTATAGGTAAGGATTATACGAAAGAGAAAGAATTTGCCTCAAAACAACTTACTGAAATTGATAAAAAAAAATATTATAAAATAACAACACAAGCAGTACCTTCGTATATAAATATTAGACACAAAAACCAATGGACCGAACACGATGGGTTAGGTAGAAAACATCCTATCCCATGTCCAATCGTTGGTCCAGATCCGACAGTTAGATTAGGTGGTATAATTTATGACGTGGAAACACAACCGTATTTTCCTCCTGGTAGTATGATACCTTCCGGCAGTGAGTACTTATACAAAAATCCCCATATAGACAACAAATTTACACACGGTAAAATATCCCAAATCACTGATGGAATAACTTGTCCAAACTTTCCAAATTTGCTCGAATCTAGAGATTTCGGCATAAAAGATTCTGCCGATGTTAACATATGCGGAAATGTAGATTTTGATGCAACTTTACCATGGTCAACATTACATGTCTATAGACCTTTAAAAGTGCCTTTTAAAGGTAACAACGGTATGATTAAAAGTATAAATTTTAAAACTCCTATACGCGACCGAAAAAGTGGGATAGACCAAGGTACTTTAACTCTAGACTTGTTATTAACTAATATGGATGAATGTAAGGATTTGATTAGATATTTTAACGATAACCCTCAAGACCTTGATAATAATGTTATGAAAGCATGTATATTAGGTTGTTTATCCACTAATGTAGGTAATAATTACGTAGAACTTTTGTATGGTAAAATTCCAAAGGAAGGTGAAGATGATAAAAAAGGTATAAGACAAATTTTCAATGGAATGTTTGGTGCATCTATTTCAGAAGGAGAGGAAACTATTAATGAAGGATTTAGGGGATTTCTTGACGATGATGATTTACAAGTAAGTATATTTTTTAATAACAACAAAAAATATACAAATTTTTTCGATTACTTACATGATGTAATAAGACCTATATATTTCAATGATGATGGAACTGAGGTTTATATATTAGATCCAAGTTTCTATAATGAAAAATGGGATGATACGAATATTCAAGACCTTGTACAAATGTTATGTCGTGATACTAAATTTAAAGTGGAATTAACAGATAAATATCAAAATGTCACTTTAGAAAATCTCAATAAAGACTCTGAAAATATACTTTACAGTGGGTGGGATTTATGTAAAAACAAAACTTATATAAAAAGTGATAAAGACAATGAGATTGGAACAAATGTTTCACTTGCAAGATATATAAAAATAGAAATAGAATATTGGAGTTTAGGACTCTATGCTTTTTACATGAGAATGATGGCTAAAAAACCAGATCTAAACTTAGGTATAGACCAAAAACTATTTGATCATACTAACTATTCCACTAACGATCTCTTTAAACATATATTGGACAAGGCAGAAAGAAAAGGAAGTGATTTTATAGACAAGAGGAATTTTTCTGAACAAATAGATAAAGTGTGTAGTAAAGATGACCCAGGTGATATAAGTGAGTTCCCTGACAGTTATTCTTTTTTCCTATTTGGAGATAACGACGTCGGCAGTCAACCTATTATATTAGCAGAAAGAAATCAAGGTGAATTTGTCAAAAATTTAGGGGTGTGTCAATGTGCAAATAGTAAATTTAAATCAGATGCTCCACATATATCTAATGAATTAGTACAGACTTATTGTTTTTCACAAGGGTGTGATAAATTCAAAGACATATATGATGATAAAACATGTGGTACTCCGTACACTTGTGATTTTATCAATAATTTGTTTACAAATTCAGATTGTATAAAAAGAACTTCATTTTATGATGACTTTAATAGTAGAAAATATAATAGATTGTGTGGTAAGGATTTCCCTATAGTTTATAGAAAGAAAAATCAGCGTACTATCGAAATGGTGACGATAATATTATGTGTGTCACTATCACTACTTATTTTGTTACTTATGAAGGGTAACTGGATTGCAAAAGGTGTAATAGCGGGAGGAACAGTAACAATATTGGTATTAATTTCTAAACTTATTATACGTTCGATAAAAACAGATGATTGTGGTAATCCAATCGACCCATCACAATAAAAAATAAAAAATAACAAACAAATCAACTTAAAGACAGGGTTAAGTAGTATAAATAATAAAATGAGCAAAGTTGAACCAAAATCCAAATCTACTAAAAAATCTCCTTCTCCATCTCCAAGGAAGAAGACCACAACAAAGGAAAAGAAGGTTGTTGTCAAGAAGGAAAAGAAGACTACTGTGAAGAAGGAAAAGAAGTCAGTTGAAGAAAAGAAAACTCCAGTAGAAAAACCATCTATTCTTGATGTGGTGAATAAGCAATTTGATGAACTTCTGAGTACTATCTCAACTGAAATTGAAAGTGTAAAAACAGATAATAAGAATGTAGGTGTTAAATACCTAAAATCTTTGAACAAACAAGTTGTAACTCTTAGAAAGTCTATAACAAAGTTGTCTAAACAAAAGAAGAAGGTTGTTCGTAAGTCTAATAATGCTAGTGGTTTCTTGAAACCAGTAACTATTTCAAAGGAGATTGCTGAGTTTACTGGATGGAGTGTAAAGGATAAACATTCACGAGTTGAAGTTACAAAATATATTTGTAATTATATTAAAGAGAACGATCTCCAAGACCCATCAGACCGTAGAAAAATCATACCTGATGAAAAGCTTCAGAATTTGTTGCGTTACAATCCAAAGAAGGATGAACCTCTTCGATACTATAGTATCCAAACTTATTTGAAGAAACATTTCACCACGGAACAAAAGGTCTAGAACTCTAATAATTAAATTTTATACTGACACTGTAGTATAAAATTCTCAATAAGTATATTCCATGATGATATTGGTTAAATCCTTTATGTAAAAACAATAAGGGTTTAGGATTTCCCAAACACAACGTCTTTCATCAATGTGCATAGAACATATAGATGTATTTTTATTATTCACTCTGTTACGACAACATTGTACTCTACAGTATGGTAACTTTTCCGTTTGCCATAAATTTGATAAAGAGGTTAATTTATCTACATACTCATGGTGGATTGTTTGAATATGTTCGTCCAATGTATGAAGACATTTTTTTCTCTTTTTACAACAGTGTACGAATGAAAGATGTTCAGGTGTTATTTTGAAAAATGTAAATAAACGATTGTATAGTATTACCGTATTATTACAATCGTTACTGTTTTCTATACGAAACATTATTTCATCTACTATATTGAACCAAATATCAAAACGAAATGAATTTTGTAAAAATATATGTGGTTCTTCCTCCATTTTTAGTTCTCTCCATACAACATCTATAGTTTTCTGTAATTTATCCATCTTTATTGAATCCGTTTAATATTTATTCACTTAATAAGTGTTTAAAAAGTCATTTTTTCTAGAATAAAAGATGACCAATGTATTTCCACTTTACGATATGTTAATCAATCAAATAAAAGATTGTACATATAAAGAACATATAGATTATAGTGAATTTGTATCTAGAGTAAATTCATTAGATAAGAAAGGTAAGGAATTAGTATATGCGTTAATACAATCATATTGGAAACATGAAGATAAACAAGTTATGTTCACTTTTATTCCATATAACGGTCAAAAAGTTTCCGAAAAAACATTCAAATGGAATATTAACAATTTACCATTTAAACTTCAACATATTATTAAGAATTTTACCATTATGCATCATGTTAAAATGTTAAACGATGTTCAGAAAATAAAACAATAGGATAACAATCGTGATTAGTATAATTAAAAACATACCATTGTAGTTTGACGACAGCCTTGTACTGTGTTCAGCTTGACATAATAATTTATTTCTGGAAACTTTATCCAACGTAGTTGGTATACCATTATCATATTTATATTGTTTACATTTTTCATCATAAAGAATAACATCATCGAATTCTATCGACCATACAGTTGCTTCGTTCTTCCTAGTAGATAAAGTTAAACTTCCATCATCCAAAACTTTAATGTATTTGTCATCATGTAATAAACGAATTGACTCTTTATTATGTACCAAAGTATTGTTAGATATTGTTTCAACCTTAAATATACTATTATTATTTGGTTCAATTTGTGTATAAACAAAAGGATAATCCCATATGACTTTATCCTTATTAACCGTTAGTATTTCATTTGTAATATTATTCATCAGATATATACCATCTTTATTTACTACTCGTAAATTATCTAGTTTACTGGGTTCGAAAGATATTATAGGTAATAGTTTAACACTGTCATTGAAAATAGAATTTTTTACTGCAGACGAAATATTGACATTATCGTTATAATGTAAAAAATTACCATCCCAATCAGGCCATTTATTACGTTTATTATTTACAAATACCCATGTTTCTGTATCTTTCAATTCATCATATTTATCCTTCTTTACAATATCATTATTAAAATTGATACGATCTTTAGAATAAAAAAAAGTGTTAACATGACTACACACAGTTTTACCATTTTTCATTTTCAAAAATAACCCATAGTCTATATCATCTGGTGCTTTCTTAATACATTCAGATAAGGTAATATTCTTATCACATACACCATCAATATCATCATCACAGTCAGCACTTTCTATAAAAGAAGGTACGTAATTTTTCCATATTTTCCATTCTTTCATTAGTTTATTTCAAACATAATTTAAAAATAAATATATATTTATTAACAATGAGAAAATTAGAACCATCAGACAAAGAAATATTTAGAACCCCCATCGAAGATGAAAATCTATTAATACGAATGGGCACACACAATATGGTAAGAGAACTATTATACAGGGTAAACAATGAATTCCGTTCAATGAATCTTGTGAATCAAGAAAAATTCATTACACAACTTGTAGACTGTATAAAAAAGAAAAAATATAAAAATAACATCCTACGTCATGTCGAAAACTTATATAACCAAGTAGATAAAAACGACATGGTTTCAGCTCTTACAGAAATTATATCTAGAAATAAGATGATCGCCAATATAAAGAAAACACAAGACATCACTACCCTATTGGAAAAGATTAATAAACAATTGTTGAAAAATAAGGAAATCAAATCTTTACCCAAGGAACAAAGTGAACAAATCATTTCTAAAATGAAAAACCTTATTAAAATTGATATTGATGATATAGAACAACAAGAACTTATAATTGAAACAAGTTGTAAATTGAAAAGAAAAATATGTTTCATTGATAGTACAACTAAACTACCATATGATTTGAAAGGTAAAGGTAATAAAGTTATTATACTACTGGGTTGGGATAATAAATATTTTGAAATGATAGGATTAGTCAAACAAAATAAACGATGTCAATGGGAATTCCCTGAAAATCACCCAACCATTGAAAAAATGGAAAAATACTTACAAGGTGATTTATTCCTTAAAAAATATAATTACAAGATTGAAGAACCAGAACCAGAAGAAAAAATAGATGAACCACAATATTCACCTGTTAATGGTTTTAGTTACTCTCCTTATAAAAATTCAGATGTAGAAACCGGTGATAATAACGATGTTGGCGTTGTGGAAGAAACTGGTAATAATAACGATGTTGGCGTTGTGGAAGAAACTGGTGATAATAACGATGTTGGCGTTGTGGAAGAAACTGGTGATAATAACGATAATAAAAAAGAAAATAACACACTAAATAAAAAACCTGAAAATGGAATACTATACACATAATGATTTGTTTAATTACAAAAAAAGGGAGACTCCCATTTCACATGTAATTTCATTCACAACACCTATAGAAGATGTATTACCTGATGACAGTAAAAAAGAAACTGAAAATTTCACAATAGACGAGGATAATATTAGTTCCATATCACCTAATATATGGGGTCCTAAATTCTGGTATATTCTTCATAATGGTGCATCTTCATATTCCAATAATCCATCGGAACACAATAAAGAAAGAATGAAGGGATTTATAAAAGGTATCCCCTATATGTTACCGTGTGAATCATGCTTTAAACATGCTTTATCCTATATAGAAAACACTGATGTAGATAAGGTTGTAAGTAACAAGAATGAACTGTTCTTGTTTTTCTGGGAATTCCACAACGACGTTAATAAACGGATAGGTAAACAAATAACACCCCTTTCTAAAGCTAAAAAGAAATGGAATATGATTTAGAAAAATAATCCATATAATAAATTAAAAGATGGAAAAAGTAGAAAAAGTAGAAAACGTAGAAAGTACACCATTACAAAAACAATCACTCCCTATAGATACAAATATTGTTGATACTATTATCAATCATGTAGAAAACAAAGACGAAGTCAATAATATATCAACACAATCTTTAATAGTTATAGTTATTTTATTAATGAAGGAAATCGAATCCTTTTCAGAACTTAAAGGTACAGAAAAGAAGGAATATATCATAGTCATATTAAAAAAGATAATAGAGAAAAAGGTTTCAGATATTCAAACAAAATTATACCTAAACAGCGTTATTGATAATACACTACCGTTAATGATAGATACAATTGTAAAACTAGATAAAAATCAAATTAAAATCAAAACTAAAAAATGGTTGAAAAAAATAAAGAAATGTTTAAACATGTGTAAACACTAATATAATACAATTTAAAACAATAATATGTTTTAAATTCAAATCTCCATCCAACTCACTTATTCTTACTGTACTTTTCACTCAGGGTAACAAATAAATTAACCCATTCCCAGATCACATCTTTGTTCTCTTCATCCATTGTAGGACTACACCATATGTTCTTAAAATGATTTGCCTTTTCATTGTTACCCAACAATTCACCAAAAATATTATGTTTTAAAAAAAACTCAGATTCCCTTAAACGTATCATCTTTTTAAATTCAGATTCATTCTTGTTAATCAAATAATTAAACTGTTCTACTATACTAATTATGTTAGATTTTGTTGATATATACAATCTTGCCAATATTAAATCACTCTCCTGTGGAAACAATTCAATACACTCATCTAAGAAATTCACTAACTGAGTCTTAAACTCATTTACTATATCAATTTTAGTAGACATTTATTTCATATGTTTGGAAAACTTTAAATGACTGTTGAACCAAAACAATTAAATTTACCATTCACATATTTTATACCCTTTATCACTATATCTATATACATATCTTTAGTGTAGTATTTATCACCATCCTTACTCTCTATCCTCTGTAAACACCCATTGTAAATGAAATTATCACCCAAGAAATGCATAGGTATCAATACCTTTTGATAATTAAACACATCTACAAATATTCCTGCATCGTACACTGCGAATATCTTAGAATTATAAATACTCCCTACAACTGGCTTAAAATTATCTACATCAAATATTACATCCAAAATAATATCAGAATTAGTCTGGGTTATACAATTATCTATAATATTATAATCATTCACCTTTAATATATATCCATATTCACTACTACATTCACCTATCATTTGTTTGTATAATACACTAGAAATATACTCATGAATCCTATTCAATAAACACGGCTTTATCTTTACTTTCTTTAGGATTTTCATAGTATCTTTACCTTATAACACCACCTCTCTTTAATATATTTCATTTTTTTATCATTTCACACCTGAATATCCTTTATAACATTTCTCTATACACACACGACGAATTCGATCACAAAAATGATTACATGATAAATGAGTCTGGTTAACATACTTTGGTTCACATTGCTTCCAACACCAAACAAAATCTCTATCGCATCTATTAAGACACTGTTGTTTATTCTTTGTTCTCAACATTTCTTTGTTCTTTTATTTAGTAAAAAACTATATAGATATTCATTTTTGTCATGTTCCTTACAAAAAAAATAACAAAGGAAATTATTTCATTATTATCACTACACACAAAATTTTGTGTGTGGAAGATTCTAGATCTTAATAAATCTCATTTTGTTGTCTGTAAATCATAAGAATTCCACCTTGATTTTCAGTCTAAAAATGAACTTTACAGATACCTAATTTTTGATCTCTGAAATTTTCTAAAAATACAAATTTTTTTCCTTGATTTTGGGGATTTTTGGGGATTTTTGGGGATTACGGTAAATTATACCACCTTGATTTTCAGTCTAAATTTGTATTTTATATCGTTTTGGGGATTTTTGGGGATTTTTGGGGATTGATGTTGGATTACAAAGTTAAATTTTAAACTGGAAATCAGACTGGAAAAATAAGAAGGTTGGAAAATATCAAGAAAAATGGGAAAAAATGGGAAAAAATGGGATATATATGGGAAAAAATGGGAAAAAATGGGAGTTAATTTAAAGATAAGAAAATCACTATAATAAAAAAGTAAATATGACCACAGAGAAAATACAGTGTGAACATTGTTCATCTATAGTAAGAAAAAAACACATTGCAGTTCATCAAAAAACAAAGAAGTGTCAAAAGGTACAGGAAGAGAAACGTCAAAGGGAAGAACGTGAGAGAGAGGAGAAGAAAAAAGAAATAGAAGAACAAAAAGAGAACCAACAATCACCTGTAAAAGAAAGTAAGGAAGAAAAAGTACAGTGTAAATGGTGTGAAACTAAAGTATTTGAAAAACATCTAGAACGTCACTATGATACTAAGAAATGTATGAAAATGAGAATATTAAAAGAACCATCTAATTTTTATAGGTGTAAATGGTGTAAGCAATGTTTCCCATCTCAGGTAGAATTAGATAGTCATAGAGATGTGTGTATCAAAGGTAAAATATATAATCTGAAACAAGAATTATACACTGAGAAGGAAAACAGAGAAGACCTGATTGAACGACATAAGTTTGAACTAGATGAATTAAGGAAATACTATGAACTGAAAATAGAAGAAAGAGAGGAAAAACTTAGAAAAGAATATAGGAAAGAAATGAAAGAAAGAGAAGAAAAGTTTGAAAGAGAAATAAAGAATAAAGATGATTTTATAAAGTCATTGGCCAAGGAACCTAAGTATGTGACAAATACTACAAATAACAATACTTTCAATCTTAATAATTACTTTAAGGGTAACAATGGTATAGATTTTGATGAGAAACTATTAGAGAATAAGATAGAAAAGTGTAGAGATATGATGTTAGACACGGTGGATAAACATGGTTTTAGTGACATGAAAAAGATAAGAGATGTGAAGGATAAACAGATAGATTTACTCTGTAAAGATGAAAAGACGAAAAAGTGGAACGTTGTCAACACGGATGCTTCAAGAAAAACATATACAGTATGTAAGAGAGATAACGATAAAGTTCTTACTGTTAAAGATCCAAATGGAAAAATGATGAAAATGATTGTTGAGAAAGTGGATAGATTAAATAATCGTTGTTACTACAAGGTGATGGCTGAAAATGTACATTTACAGGGAAGTAGATTTTATGAGTTAGAAGATAACTGTAATATATTAGTAAAAGAATCACTGTGGGACAAAATACCTACAAAGGCAATGTTGTCAGAACAAGAACTAGGTGAAGATGAAAATATCAGCATTATAGAATAATAACATCATTATTTCCTTTGTTATATTTTATCAAAAAACAGATATTCTGTTTCCAACGGTTTATTCGATTCATTGTGACACCAGTAGGTAATTTTTTCTTTTAATACAGATAATCGTTGTTCCCATTCTTTCTTCTTTGATTTCTTAACAACTGTAATTCCACGTTGGTTCGGTCCCCAACAAGATGTTATATTACCATTTTTTGTTTTGTAACCATCTGGATTAAATCTAATCAATACAATAGGACGGTCACCTAAATCTGTATATATATCGTTAATTCTCTGTTCTTCACATGTTGTTTCATATAACTCGTGTTGTCCTTCGTCAACCTCGACAATAAGAATTTGATACCCAAAATCAATCATAATATCTGGTCTTCTTCTCGAACAACCACCACTAACTACCTTATCACACACAATCGTTTTATCGTGAAAAATATTTTTCACGAAATCTGCTACATACAATTCCTTTGTTTTATAATTTCTTGACACTGGTTCATCTGGGAAAGTTCTAATAAAACATCTGAAGCAATAATCTCTATATTTTTTTGTAGATCGAGTTCCACATCCTAGTTTACATGTTGGGTTTTCAACATCGACCATATTATCCAATTTATGTTTACTACAGTAAAGACCTTTGGTTTCACCTTCGTAGTTAAAAGTAGGACATATTGATTCACAATTTTCGTGTTTACATCTTGGGGATACAACATTGACCATTCCAAGTTTTTTTCCATGTTCACTACAGTAAAGACCTTTGGTTTCACCTTCGTAGTTAAAATTAGGTTGTGTACTACATTTTTCGTGTTTACATGTTGGGTGTTTAACATCGACCATATTATCCAATTTATGTTTACTACAGTAAAGACCTTTGGTTTCACCTTCGTAGTTAAAAGTAGGACATATTGATTCACAATTTTCGTGTTTACATCTTGGGGATACAACATCGACCATATTGTCCAATTTATGCTTACTACAGTAAAGACCTTTGGTTTCACCTTCGTAGTTAAAATTAGGTTGTGTGTTACAATTTTCGTGTTTACATCTTGTGGATACAACATTGACCATTCCAAGTTTTTTTCCATGTTTACTACAGTAAAGACGTTTGGTTTCACCTTCGTAGTTAAAAGTAGATTGTGTGTTACAATTTTCGTGTTTACATCTTGTGGATACAACATTGACCATATTGTCCAATTTATGATTACTACAGTAAAGACCTTTGGTTTCACCTTCGTAGTTAAATTTAGGTTGTTTACGACATTTTTCGTGTTTACATCTTGGGGATAAAACATTGACCATATTGTCCAATTTATGATCAAAACAGTATAAACGATGAGTTTGACTAGAGTTTACTTCAAAATGAAAGCAAGCACTCTTCCCACATTTTTCAAAACAATATTCTCTACACCTTTTACTGTTTTGATGTCTCTTCCAGTTTATTGGTAGTATTTCTTTTTTACAAAATTCACAATTAATCTTTTGATTCATATTTTATTTTGGCTTTGTAAAGTGTATTTCTATTTTTTTAAAAAATTTCAAAATAAAATTTCATTTTTTATTTTTAAACCATTGACAGTTTAAAAATATAAAGGGACAAAATATTAATTATCTTGTTTTTTAAACCATTGACAGTTTAAAATTAAATTCCAATTCTACTAGTACATCTTTGTATTAATTCTGATGTGGAAATATTGGGTGTATATTCTATACGGTGAAAAATTCCCAATTCCATGGGTACTTTGAAAAACTCGTCTTGTGAGTGGTCATTTATATGGTGAGCATGAACAACTAGATCGATATTGTTTTGTTGGATGAAATCTTTATCTATAATGAGAGGACTATTTGGTATGACTTCGTCTACATATTTACATGCTGATATTACTTTAACTCTCTCGTCTAGAGAGCAAATAGGTTTTCTTTTATACAGGGATGCATCTTTATCACTGATTACACCTATGATGACTTTATCACCAAATTGTCTTAAAGTTTTAATAAATTCGACGTGACCGTGGTGGAATAGATCACCAACCATATCACCGTAAACAGTTTTCATTTTATATAGGTGTTTGTATTCTTTTAAACAATAACCCAATCACAGTATTTTCTTCTGAAAGTTTCAAGTGGGATGATGGGGATATTTAACTCTATGGCTTTTTTCACCTTTTCAGTGTTATTGGGAGGTATTTTTTTGACAATGACACCAGAAACTTTTACAGACACAGTTTCAGTGGTGTTTAGTATCGATGTTAGAGTTTTATTTCTAAACCCAGAAAGTACCCACAATCCTTCAATTTTCTGTGACTTATCGATAGTGTTGATGAACTGTTCTGAAAAATTCATATTTTTCAACCATTGTATAGTGGATGGTATATTTTCCCATACAAGTGTAGCAGTTTTATCTGAAAATCCTTGACATGTTTTTATTAAATCGATACCATCTTTATCAGAGGTAGGTAGGGGTTTGATAGAAACAGAGGTGAATGCTTCATATAAAATTTTATTTGTGAATAATTTTTCAATCTTTTTGATGCTGATACCGTTTCCTAGTTTACCACTAGCACCTATAATCATTGAGAGGGGTAAAGAATTTAGTTTTTCTAGTTCCTTGCTTATTTTTGTCGCTATTATTTTACTTGAAATACATTCAGTTAGTTGGTCAGTGTTGATGTTACATATATCTTCTATCGTTCTAAACCCTTTATCCCATAATCGTTCGATGGTTTTTGGTCCTAGGTGTTTTATATCTAGTAATTTAAAGAAAGAAATGAACTGTTTTTGGTGTGCGGTTGCACAATCGTTCGTCAATATGATATCAACACCTTGTTCGTCCCAATGATAATTTACTTCTGGAAGAGTGGGTGATGTTGGTTTGATGATACTTAATATTTTTGGAATAACATCACCACTACGAACAATACTGAGTATGGTACCTTTTCCTATGTTCATTGATGTTATATATCTAGCGTTAAAACCAGAGACTCTTTTTATAGTGACACCGTCAATTGTGATGGGATCTAGTATTATGGTTGGTTTTATTTTCCTTGATTTTGAAATATTCCATTCTATATCTTTAACGGTTGTATTTACTTGTGTTAGGATAGAATTATCTTTGAGGGCTATAGAATAGGATGGGTTACCATCTGTATTTCTTTCGTATGGTAATGGTATATTAACAACAAGTCCATCTACAGCCCAAGGTGAATTATCCCTTTCTCTTGATAGAATAATAGGTAATTCATTGAAGTCCCATTGTTCTGGTAATTTGAAGTGGTGAACGGTATACCATCCATGTTTTTGTAATTTATGTAATTGTTCGTGAACAGGTAACTGTAGGACGGATGGTGTTATCCATTCATAAGCAATAAAGCAAATATCTTCTATTCCTTCTGGTACTTTTTTAGAGTTGATTAAACCTGAAACCATATTACGAGCATTAGAATATTTTTCAGACCATTTTTGATGGAACATATCTTTTTTCAGTATCAATTCACCTCTTATCATGAAATTTTTATTACATGTACCTGTACGTACATTGGGAGGTATATATTTAATCCAGTTAAGAACCCATGTAATATCTGTTCCAACTTTTCCGTTACCACGTGTATACATTTTGACACCATTTTTTAAATCGAATGTGACAAGACAAGAAACACCATCTAATTTGTGTTCAACGATGAAATCAGGACATCTTAATTGATGGGTTGTTTCATACCATTTACACCAATCCTTTTTATTTGTAATTTTATCTAAACTTCCCAACCATACAGGTAGATTAACTCTGTTATTACTTACAGTGGAACCTACAGGTGGACTCCAATTTGGATCTCTACGTTGTATAACTTCTTGTAATAAATCAAACTGCCAATCATGTAGTTTACATTCCGATGTGTTATAGTATTTGTCTGAACACCAATACCATAATTCTTTCAATAATTTGACATCTTCTGAGTCAAAAAAACGTATAGTATCAGTAGTAGTACTTTCCGAGAGCACATCAACAACAGTTTTTGGATTAATCATTTTCTTATATACTATATCATTGATACGTTTAAAACAAAATCATTTTCTTTTTACTTTGTGTAAATTAATTATACTTTAAACATAAATATACTATTATTGTAAATGATACATAAATCTGTTTCAACAATAAAAGATATGATGATTATAATCTACATATCATCTGTATTGTATAGAGATAACGGAAACGAAAAACTTGATAAAAAAAAATAAAAGTTAATGCTTTATAATAAAATAATATAAAATGGTAAAGAGGAAAAGAGATGATGGTATTTCTGTTCAACTGAGAAAAAAGAAAAAGGGTGAAACCCAAGGAAAGGAAAAAGCAAGAAAGAAGTGGAGAATTTATCAAAAACAACTTTCAGATAATTTCATAGCTACATTCAAAAGAATTCACGGTGGTAAAAATGATTGTGTCATCAACGCGTTTGAAATGTTACAGTATATCAGCCCAGAAACTGCTGCTATTATGAGAATATTAAGACCCGGTATGACATTAAATGAGGATGAAATATTAAAGATATTACCTCTTTTCTATTCAAACAAAAATGTTAAATTCAAAGTATTAAAGGAAAATATCGGTTATTCAGTTGAAGAATTCAACAAACAACATTCAATGATTCGAAAAAATCATGCCGCAATAGGTTATATTTTCAGAATGAAAAAAGATTTGACATCATCAGGTCATTTCTTTGTTGTTGCTAAAGATAAAGATGGTAAAACTTATATCATTGATCCTCAAGTATTCAAAAAGGAAGACAATTTCATGGGACAATGTCCTAATGATGACTGTACAGAATATTACAACTATATAAGTGGTAAAGGGTATAATTTTTTTGGTTTTGTTACATACCTTCGTGAAGAAATTAGAAAATAAATAATAAAACGGTTTAAAAACACCTATATATTATAGTAGAACATATCCTAGATGGCGCAATCGGTAGCGCGCCCGGCTGTTAACCGGTAGGTTGGGAGTTCGAGCCTCTCTCTGGGAGTATTTTGCCATAATAGCTTAGTGGTAGAGCATTTGCCTTGTAAGTAAAAGGTCGGTGGTTCAATCCCACCTTATGGCTTTTCTGTTCCATTAACTCAGTTGGTAGAGTGTTGGTCTTATGAGCCATTGGTCACGGGTTCAAGCCCCGTATGGAACAAATACATTTTATAACCACTTTACGGTTATAAAATTAATTAACGGTATTACAATATCATTTACTTACGACGTCGTCGTTTACCACCACTAGTGTTCATAACGATAAGAATAATAATGGCTAAAAGAAGAACACTTCCACCTACAATAACGGCTATACCTAATGGAGTTTCAAAAAACGGTTTCTTTGGGAAGAAATCACATGTGATTTGTTTTAAAATTTTGGGGGTAGCCAATATAGTATTAACAGCATCTTTAACACAAGGAATATATTTGACTTGATTTTTTTCAGGTACGTTCTTAAAAACATTTTGAGACTCTATATAAAGGGTCAAAATCATCAATAAAACTGGGGATTTTTCATCTTTATCATTTGAATTTAAAGTATCTTCACAGTTTTTTATCACTTTCTTTAAATCATTAATGTCTTGATTGTCAGAACTTGCACTCGCTAAAATTTTTTCACATGTTTTTCTAACATCATCTTTGTATTTTGATGGATTGTCCATAAAATTTTTAAGTGCTAACACAACCGATTTAGCAATAGGATCTTTATCAGTATCTGGACACTTATTATCAGTATTTGGATTACTCATTTCTTATTAAAAAAGATTTTTTTTTTATAAATTTATTTAAAAACACAAGAAATATATTAGTAATAAGCATTCTTGGCCGAGTGGTTAAGGCGATGGACTTAAGCCCCATTGGACAGTGTCCGCGTGGGTTCGAACCCCACAGAATGCACCATATAGCGGATTGGCGCAGAGGTTTAGCGCGTTGGGCTCATAACCCAAAGGTCCCTTGATCGAAACAAGGATCCGCTATAATTTTTGTATTTTTATAACATAGTAGTGGTTATAAAAATACATTTCATGGAATTATTGGTCTGTTGTACAGAACCAAATATTCCATTGTATTTCACCTGTACTACCAAAATTACTAGCACGTATATCTGTTGACCCTGAACTTGAATTTAAATATCTCAATCTCACCCAGTAATCACCAGCGTTACCAAAAAGAACAACTTGTCTACTATTTGTAAATACATTGTTTACAACACCCATACTTCCACATACTCTGTCACAGTTTGTTGAAATAGAAAATGGTAATGTGAAATAAACCCATTGAGGGAAACCGCTACTGTTAAGTCTTTGGTTCCATGCCCCTATAAACGTGACATACACAAGATTTCCGAATCTGAAATATTCACTATGTTTTAAAGTAAAGTTGACAACATCTGGATCTGTTTGTTGTGGTGTATTAACCGTTACAGTTGTTTTCAATTTTGCATCATAAGTTTGCATAAAATTAAAATAAGGACTAGCCATACCAGAACCGATTTGTAAAGTACCAGTTGATGATATATCTCCAGTATTAATTAAACCAGTTGTGTTTGTAGTAGAAGTTACATCCAATGTTCCTTGCACTACAATATTATTTGATGAGATTGTGTCATTTTCTCCAACCTGTAATTTACTAGTTCCATTTGTAGATACATTTAGTGTGTTATTTCCACTTCTGTAAATACCTGTATCTGTATCATTTATAAATGAAAGAGATGGTTCCGCTTCTGTACCATCTTCTAATTCTATAGTATCTGTTGTTCCACCTGAAATAATAACACCTTTTTGAAAAGAATCTGTATTATTGATTTTAAATGTCATTTTATTATTATAAAGATATATTACATGTTTTCTGATGCATTTTACATTCCACTGTGGTGGGAAATTCTTGAAAACATTTTTCACATGTATATTCTTCATTAACACTGTATATATGCATCTTTTATCTTTTATATTGTATTCATATAATATTCATAAATTCTTTTAGACACAACAGGTCCTATTTTTCTACCCTTAAGAGTTGTAATATCTTTCAGTATATTTTCAGGTTCTTCACTCTGTGAATACTCTCTTATTAAGGTGATAACGTTTTTATATTTAGTCACAATGGGTATAGCCGTGTATTCTGTTACACCTGGAATAAGAGAAAGTGAATTTACGAACCAAATATCAGGTGTTATGTTATCCCTTTTCTTTTTTTTCAAACTGATAGAGTATTGTAAATCTGTTGATTTTACAACACCATTATCACCAGTAGTTGTGAACCATTCTGGGTTTTTTTCAATCTTATCCGATATGTTTTTGAGAAAGTTGACTGTTCCTTCTATCCCAGATGTTTGAAACAACTTCAATCCATCTCTCCACATCGTGTTTATCTGTGCAGACAAAAGGGTTTTATCAGAATATTTTCCCTGTTTACCAAAGAACTTTTTCACTACAGTTTTGTTTTCAATCAGATATAATATCCTGTTCCTTGGTATTCCACAGTTCATCAATCGACATTTCTGTTCCCTATAACGTCCATCAGTAATAGAAGATAAAAGATCAACGGTTGTTTTTCTCTCTATAACGAGAATCGGTTCTTCTGTATCCTCTTGACGGAAAATAACATCGCCTAAATCCAACTGTTCCGTACTAAAGGATATTCCCCTTTTCTCAACCTCCCCAATCAAATCTCTCTCACGACAATCAATAACAATGTTTATTACTGAAACCTTCGTATTCATCTTTATTGTATCAACTTTCAGTTTTTGTATTAAAGGATTTTATTTTTAAACTAAATTCAGTTTAAAAATTGTTTAAAAGTGTATTAAATTTATTAAGGGTCAGGTGCATATGGTAAATTAGCAAAATCGTGAGTGGGGTAGTTTTGAACATTTGTATAATCATCGAAAACCAATTCACCAGTGAGTTTATTATAAAATACACCAGCTCGATTCAAATATCCTCTTGCCTCTGAAGGGGTGTCATAATTATCTTGTTGCCACGTAGAACGCATTGGATAGACGTAAAAACCAGGACTAACCGAATTAAAGTCTTTTTTGGACGAATTCAAAACAGTAGAATACTCCTTTTGTTGTAAACGTCCAGCGTTTGCTCCAATAGCATTAGAGTATTGTCCCTGTAAAAACTTTCCAGCTTGCCTACCAATAGCCACAGCAGCTTCTTGTTGCAAATCATTTCCAGAGAATGTACCTATAGCGACAGTGTTATTCTTTTGATCAGAATTTCCACTTTGACAACCAATAGCAACTGATGTAATACCTTGATTTGAAACGGCACTAAAAGCACCAATAGCAACGGAACACTCCCCTTGAGATGTTTTTCCACTGTCATTACCTATAGCAACGGAATTTATTTTTTGATCAGTATTTCCAGCATTACAACCAACAGCAACAGAAGTGATACCTTGATTGGTTGTACCACTAAAAGCACCAACAGCCACACTACAATCCCCTTGAGATGTTTTTCCACTGTCATTACCTATAGCAACGGAATTTTGAGATTGATTTTGATACCCTGAGAATAAACCAATAGCGACAGTGTTATTCTTTTGATCAGTATTTCCAGCATTACAACCAACAGCAACAGAAGTGATACCTTGATTGGTTGTACCACTAAAAGCACCAACAGCCACACTACAATCCCCTTGTGTCGTTTTTCCACTCTCATTACCTATAGCAACGGAATTTATTTTTTGATCAGTATTTCCAGAATAATGTCCAATAGCGACGGTTTGGTTTCCTTGATTGGTATTTCCAGCTTGACAACCAACAGCAACAGAAGTGATACCTTGATTGGTTGTACCACTAAAAGCACCAACAGTGACACTACACTCACCTTGTGTCGTTTTTCCACTATCTAAACCAATCGAAACACTGTTTTGTGAGGCATTCTGACCGCTATACGGACCAATTGCTATACAATTCGCACCCTGATTTGTCCCAGCGTCTCTACCCAAAGAAACACTACCGTTAGTACCATAAACACTCCAATTTGAACCATCCCACCGTAGGTATTCACCAACTACATTTTGAGTGCCTGAAGCTAATGTAATATTACTAATTCTGATTGGATAATATGTTAAACCTGTGGTTGAAGTTAAACAAACTGCTAAATCACCAGTGTTGAAAGTGATATTACCTACGACTACATTATTAGCGGTACATTCATAATACGTCCCCACGGTCTGAGGGGAAGGTAGGGTGACGGCAGATGAAAAATTACCAAGTTTAACAAACTGGGTTCCATCTATACCATCAACACCATTTTGACCTGCTTCACCTTGAGGACCTGCTTCACCTTGAATTCCTTGAGGACCTGTAGTACCGGTAGGACCTGCTTCACCTTGAATTCCTTGAGGACCTGTAGGACCTTGAGGACCTGCTTCACCTTGAATTCCTTGAGGACCTGTAGGACCTTGAGGACCTGCTTCACCTTGAATTCCTTGAGGACCGGTAGGACCGGTAGGACCTGTAGGACCTGCTATATTACCTGCATTATCCCAACTACTACCATTCCAAATAAACAAAGAACTATCACTGTCACTTATAAAAGCATCTCCTATCGCATTTTCGTTTGCAGGTAAATTATCCTCATTTGTGACCGTCCCCTTAAAAGTAATACCTGTTCCGGTAGAACCTTGTAATCCTTGAGGACCTGTAGGACCGGTAGGACCTGCTTCACCTTGAGGACCTGTAGGACCGGTAGAACCTTGTAATCCTTGAGGACCTGTAGGACCTTGAGGACCTTGAGGACCTTGTAATCCTGTAGGACCTTGAGGACCTTGAGGACCTTGAGGACCTGTTTCACCTTTATCATTTTGAGGTCCACTACTTGCATTCTTTATTTTATTCATAAATTGTGGTTTGTATCCATTAAACGACATTTTTATTATTAGGGACTATAACTAATATTTTCTTTCTTTCTCTCCAATGTTTTTTCAGAACACTATAATCATCAACAAGATCGAAAACAAGAGGGATACCTTTTTAGTTCTGAAAATTCTTCCAAGGTATTGAATGAAATAATCTTTAAGGTCTGAAGCTATGATGAGAGAATCTAATTTTTTATGGTTACATATTCAAAATTAGCAAAATCGTTAACTAATATTTAACTGTTTTTCAATTTTAGTCAATCTCTCCTTCAATAATGTGTTCTCCTCATACAAGTCTTTAATCAATTTGAGGTTGAAACAAGTAATCTTATCATAATTAATACTTTCAGGTTTCGTCTCTTTCGTACCCTCAATATTGACATCTATTTCAACACCATTCTTATCTGTTTCCTTTTTTGTTTCATAAAAATCTCTATATACCACCAATTCTCGAAGAGAAGGGTATTGGTCTAAATGTTCGGCGATGAAACCAACCTGACATCCTGTAAATTGTGGGTTGATTTCTTCCTTGTAATGGAAACAATACGGTTCAATATTTAAGATGTCTTTATACCCTTCAACAGGTTTTAAATCTTTCTTGTATCGTAATGAAGAAGTGTTATAAACAAACTCTCCAGTTGATGTGTCGTATTGAAGGGTGGTTGCACTACCACTACGAACAGGTTTAACATAAAAACCACTATTCGTTCCGTTTAAAGTAGTCCCAGTTGCATTCAAAACAATACTATTTTGTGATTGACTCGAATAACCGGAGTATTGACCTATTGCAATAGCACCTGAACCCTGAGAACTTGAACCTGCTAAATAGCCCATAGCAATACTAAAACTACCTTGTTGAAATTCTCCACTTTGCATCCCCAAAGCGATACTAACGTCTCCCTGTTGATAATCACCAGCATATCGTCCAATACTAATAGAAGCATTGCCTTGGTCTGTTCCGGCCGCGTTTTCTCCAATAGCAACTGAATTACCTTGATTAGTTTTCCCACTCTCATAACCCATTGAAACCCCTTTACTTGCTTGGTTTGTTAATCCACAATCTTTCCCAATTTTTACCTTATCACCCCCTTCAACAACCCATTGACTGTTTGTATTATCCCAAGAAATGTATTCTCCGTTTTGTGTTCCAGTAACATTAAAACCAGGTCCTATTTCACCCTGAGGTCCTTGAGGTCCTTGACCATTCATTATTCGATTCATAAATTGTGGTTTATATCCATTAAACGACATTTTTATTATTAGGGACTATAACTAATATTTTCTTTTTTGTATGTTAGTACACTACCACCATGTTCAATATAAATTTTCTTTCTTTCTCTCCAATGTTTTTTCAGAACACTATAATCATCAACAAGGTCGAAAACAAGAGGAATTCCTTTTTTAGTTCTGAAAATTCTCCCAAGGTATTGAATGAAATAATCTTTAAGGTCTGAAGCTATGATGAGAGAATCTAATTTTTTATGATCAAAACCAGTTCCAACCTTTTGACAAGTACCAATTAAGATACGTGCGTTTTTATTATATTCTTGTTGTGTACCTAATAGGGATGTTGCTTCTTCACCTAGCTTTGATAATAAGTATTCACCTTGATGAATCCTTTTTACGAGAATAAGGAAATTTCTATTTTTAAATTTATTCACGATATCCACGATCAGGGTGTTTCTTTCTTCACATTGTGATTGTGAATCCAGAACCTTTCCCCAGTTGACCGTACCCATTGTATTTTTTTCTATAACTGGTTTAAATCCAGTATTAACTTTGTAAACCATATGTTCCCTATGTAATTTTTTTTCAATCTTCTTAGTGCCAAAGTACCATCCTATAAGTTTTTCCATTTCATCATTGCGATAAGCTGTTGCCGATAATCCGATTAAATACCGAGGTTGTATACATTGTAAAGCTCTGAATAGCGTTTCAGCCAAGACCATATGTAATTCATCAACTATAACAACACCTATTTCGGAAAGCATGGTGGGGTTTATTTTTACCATGTTTTGAGCATTCACTAGTAGAAAGTCGGCTTTAGTATTCCATTCTTTTTTTGTTTTTATTGTATCGATGACAGCATTGGGACAGAAATCTTTTATACTTTGTTCCCATTGTTTCAAGAGAACAATTTTGTTTACTATAACAAGTGTTTGTTTTTGAATAGTAGTGGCGATATTTATTGAAGTAATAGTTTTTCCGAAACCACAAGGCATACTTAAAATAACACTACATTGTTTATTTAGTATTTTGAGTGCATCTTTCTTGACTATTTTTTGTTCGTCTCTAAGTTTACCATTGAATTTTATTTTCATCGGATGGAATTTTTTATTACTTTTCCATATAGAGTGTGATATATTCATTACGGTCCAGTTGAAGGGTAATATGATATCATCCTTGATAATATCATATGGAAATAAATATCTCTTACGATTTTTACCGATTTCGATACGTAGTTCAGAATTAATTCTTTCCCTTATAGAGAAAGGTATAGAATCAATATTTATCTTAAAAGACATCTTTTTGTTCTTTGTTCAGTTTATTTTTTATGTAAAGTCTTTTAGGATAAAATTTCATTTTATTTGTTTATATACAGATGAAGTGAAGAAACGATATGTTCAGAATTATTCTTTAGAATGTGTATATCATTATCTGCTATAAAAGAAACACTATCTTTCTTCAATATAGAAGATTTATAGAATTCAGGTGGTTTATACTCTTGGAGTTCACCGTTCAAAACACGGAAAAAGCAGTCTGTTTTATTATGATTATGTATATTAGTTTGTTGTTTAGGTTGCCAAGTCATAACCCATAATGAACATCTTTCATCTCTAAACACGTTCTCGCGGTTATAGTTTATAATATTTATATGTCTATATTTTTTCCAATCATCACCAGTATAATTTTCTATTAATTTTTTGTAAAAATGATGAGAAAAGTATTCATTTTTGTGTAATACCTGTATTCTATTGACAAGAGATTTCAAGTTATACATTTTATTTTACTTTATCATAGTACTTTAAATTACAATTAAAAAATGATGGTTTAATAAAATGACTCCACTTCAACTATTCGTTTTATTCTACCTTGTATGTATACCGGTTAGAATAGGTTTAATTATTTTAGCAAAGAAGACACAAACACAATGGTTAATACCAGTTGCTATTATTATAGGTCTTGGATTTTTAAGACAATATATATTAAATTCACCAGGAGGATTTTCTCAAAAACCAGCGTGGTGGCAACCATTAAGACTTATACATGGTTTATTGTGGTTAACATTTGCTGTATTTATGATTACTAATCCAAAATGTGCTTGGCAGATTCTATTAGTAGATGTTATTATAGGTATCACCGCTTCTTTCTTGCATTATGTACCAATAATATAATGATAATAATAATTAAAATCAAGATAATTATGTCAGGTATAAAAAATCCACAATAATTCTTTGCAACTTTTAGTAAATGACCTTTTCTAAAATCACTTTCTATATCAGTTTGTAAATTATATTTTTCCACAATGCTTGACATATCTGCATTAGCAGGTCCATGAACGAAATTAGGATCACCTTTTATATATTTCGTGTAATCGGAACAAGATGTGAACAGATGAACTGGTAGTGTTCTAAATATTATCATATTCACGTCCATGCCAACTAAATTTTCAAATGGTTTATACTGTGTATTCGCCATTTCAGCAATACATTTTTGGTCGTCAGTACCTTCATCATTGAAATCACATCTCGACTTAATTTCATTAAACAATTTTTTTAAAGCCCACACATAACCAATATATCCACCTGAATTTACAGGTGATTCACCAAACATTCTACGTCTAACATAATCGATAAAAAGATTATCATCTTTACGATCATCGATAGAAAACACTATAGGTTTATTAAATCCTCTAAACCTTGATATAATATCTTTACAGTGAAGAAGTAAAACATCATAACCATCTACAAATATTACTATATCTGTATCTTTCTTCGTCTCCAAGAATTCAGACATTAATTTGAATTTCATGATAAACCCTTCCCATCGTTTTCCCACCCCTAATATTGTAAAATCAATATTATTCTCTTTACACGATTTATCTAAATTAGGGAGATATCCAACTTTATATTCTGTAGCAATAGTAACTATAGAAAATGACATTTTTATTCTAATATAGAATAAAAACATCGGAATGCGAAAAATAGAAAATAAATATGAAAATCCTATAGACAATGTATTATATGATTTATGTGAAAGGGTTTCACCTTATTTTAAATATTGGAATTGGACTCCAAATCATATTACAATGTTGCGATTATTACTATCTACAATAGCTATTATCTTAATAATGAACAATAATTTTATAGGAGGTGCCGTGTTGTATTTTGTTTCATATTTCTTTGATTGTTTAGATGGTCATATGGCTAGAAAATATAAAATGTATTCTAAATTTGGGGATATATTTGATCATATCGTAGACCTTTTTGTTAATGTAACAGTGGTAGTTTTAGTTTTGTTGAAGATTAGAAACGAGAGAATAAGAGTTCTATATGTTGTCACAATATTAGTACTTCTATTGTTAATGAATATTGCAATGGGATGTCAGGAGAAAATATGGGATGATAATAAGGAAGACAAACAGGATGAATATCTATCTTTTTTAAAGAAAATGTGTTACCGTAAAGAGTGGATTAAATGGACGAGATTTTTTGGTTCGGGAACTTTCATTACAGCGGTTACAATAAGTATATTGTTACTTAAATGTCAAAAGTAATTTTTAAACCTTTTATAAGTTTAAAAATTAATATATGAATATTTTATTTCATCAACATTACAATAAGAATTATCGCAACTATCAAAGCCATAACCACACCTAATATGATAAATAACATATTATGGTTCTTTTTATCATCTTTATCATCTTTATCATCGGACAAAATTTCCTCAATACCTTTAGGTGCTTTATTTGTATCAAATATCATTGCTCCACCTAACTGTACCATACCTTGTGGAGTTCCCAATGTTGTTACCTTTTCAATACAAGCAATTTTATTGAATGGATACATGGCCATTTTGAAATAACCATTATCACCCCATTTTGTATCCCAAGAATTTCTCACATGCCAGTAAGGAACATCTTTTCTTGTACCATTATTATCTACTAATATATTTTTAGCAACACCCCAACCCATTACTGATACAGCATGTCCTCCTTCAAACATTAAACTGTAATCAGGGTCGTCAAGAAATTGAACAGTTCCATCTGGTTGGTAATCATGGTTTTCAAGATAAACACCACCATTTAATTGTGTGTGTATTGGGTTCATGAAATTTTTCAAAACAATATAAGTACCTATAATAGGTCCTTGCATATATATATGTTTCTTCAAAATATCAACAGCGTCTGTGTGTCCATTATTAATTGTCACAGTTGATGGATTTTCAATATAGAAAGATGGATAATTCACGTCCTTTCGTCTTCTTTCACATTCACATGGAGGAATCAAATCATTTATATCCGCTGTTGCATGAAAATGTTTCAAAGGGTCACCGGAACAATTCTGATCATCTTGACACCAACTATAATCAAGACATCTATCACTTTTAATTCCACCTGCTTCAATATCTGTCAAAAGAACAGCAGGATTTCCACCATTACATCTTCCTTGACTATAACAAGAAAGACAGTATGTTGCTGATAATTTAGGGTTTACTTTAGTCAAACCATTGGTTACAAAATTATCGGAAATAACTCTCGATGTTGAATAAGCCCAACAACTTCCACATAATAATTGACTTCCGGGTGTTGATATATGTTTTTTCTTATTTGTTATTTGTGTTGAATCATCACTATCATGACGTCCCCATGAAAAATTTTCAGGTAATTCACTGACGCTAATATCCTGAAGAGCAGGGTAATCTGATTTTTTATATCTAGGTAAAACATCTGTTAAACGAATATCAGCATTTACAGGAGGTATTATTATTCTGTCTTCTGGTTTTCCGTCAACGATAATATCACCCAATGTTCCAGCTGGTGGTTCTTCATCTATATAGGTTGGTTTTAAAGAAGCTAGATGTTGTTCGTAATCTTTATTTATATGAATGCTCATTTATATTATAAATATAAATTTCATTTACATAAAAAAGATGACTTATGTATTGGGAATAGATATCGGAATTAACAATTTAGCTATTGTTTTAGTTAAAGTTTCACCTGATTGGAAAATAGAAAGTATTGAAGAATGTAAGTTAATAAATATTACAGAGTTCAAACATAAAACAATAGAATTAATAGATTGTAAACTGTTTCACACAAAAACAATGACAGATTGGTTAGAACATGTATTTCAAGAAGAGTGTGATATATTCTCTATCGCAGAATATATACTAATAGAACGTCAACCACCTCACGGTTTTGTTTCTGTAGAACAATTGATATTTAGTAAGTTTCGACAAAAATCTATATTGGTACATCCAAATTCTGTATCTGCTTGGATTTTTCCCAATTCTACTGTAAACACATATGAAGAAAGGAAACTAAAATCCGAACAGTACGCAACAGGCGTATTTGAAAAATGTGATTCTTTACATTTTTATTCATGGATTTTAATGGAACGTAAACATGATATTGCAGATGCAATATGTATGATTAGTTATTGGTTGAATAATAAACACAATGAATGGGATAAAGATGAAAGAAGAAAAAAATTCGACACGTTAACAATAAAAACAGATGAAGGGGGTAAACAAAAAGTAAACGATTGGTTTGAAAAATACAGATACACAGGTTGAATAGTTTAATAAAAGGAATTTAACCCTTTAATAACTTGTGTTTTTTTAAAAGGTTGTCTCCTTTGTTTTTTGTTTTTATAAATAATCAAGTACCATTCTGTTTATATCAGGTATCAAATATGGATCTAACAAATGAAATAATACATTGTGTTATTTATCTTTCACGATGTTTAGCAGTTTAACCGAATTAAACCTTTAAAAATCATTTATTTACAGTTTCAATGAACTTTAAAATACTTGAAATTATATTACTGTAACTTTCTATATTAAATTCTCTATTTTCGTCAGCGGAAACAATCATTTTCTCACATTTACAAATCTCATCATTTAGAATCCAATCATCATGATATTTATGACATTTTTCTAAATATGAAAGTTCGATGTTTTCACCCTCACGAGCTCTCTTTTTTATTCTTTCACTACTACATTTAGGATTGGTACGTAAATATACAATCTTATCATATCTAACATCATTGAAAAATTCATCAAACCAATTCATGTAAATCTTATAATCAATATCACAAATAATACCATCATCATGTAACATCTTGGCAAAAACCCATTTATCTGTAAGTAGAGAGCGTTCAGACAATATGATAGAGTGTGGATTTTCCCTTATGGTTTTACGTAATATTGCTAATCTTGAAATATAGGCCATCATCTGGAATGAAAAAGCCCATTTTTTACTATCTGCGTAAAACTTTGCAAGGATAGGTTCCCCTTCTTTATCCGTTATCTTCGTCCATTCATCTACAGGTTCTTGAAGAAAGATAATAGGTTTACTTGTTTTGAAATTTTCCATCATTTTAATCAATGTGGATTTCCCAGTTCCTATATTTCCTTCGATAGATACAATAATAGCCATTTTCTTCTTTTCTTGTTCTTAGTACAGAATAGTTATTGATAAATCATTTTTTTTTAAAAAATATCTAGTATTGTAGCAGCTCCAGCTCCAGCAGCTGCAAATTTAAATTTATTTACTATATAAATTGCTAAGACAGAAAACAGTAATAATATTACTCCAACTATTATAAGAGTTTCACCTAATGATTTACGACCCTTTTTTTCGTCAGATTTAGTTGCTTTATTTGCCCAAGAAAGTGACCTTATACCAACTATTATAAGTATAATTGATATTATTATGAAGAAAATACCTGCGACATAGGTAGAAAATTTTCCAAATGATTGAGCATCTTTATATATTCCCATTTATTATATATATTTTTTTATAACTATTAAGTTATAAAAAAAAATAGAATGAATTAATATCCACCAAGGGTTTTATATGATTGCATAGAGTATGCACTGTTGACGTATTGTTGTCCTCTTCCAGACTGTGCTTCTTGAGCCATAGCACGTTTGTAAGAATATGTTCCACAAGCTGGTTGTGTTGTAGCTCCACGTTGTCCTCCAAAGTTACCAGCAACTTCATTGATAGCACGAAGATTATTATTGGTATTATACAAATTACTGGAATGAGTAGTTCCGTAAATATTACCCTTAATACCGGCAACATCGAGAGGTAAATATTCGACGTATTGTGGACGAGATACGTCATTTTCAACAGAAACTCTGTCAACAGCACTGTTACATCCTCTTGACTTGGTATTATAGGAATTCAAACATGCTGGACGACCTGCGGAATCATATCCATGCCACGTAGGACAAACCATGTTCTGAGGGTTCAAGAATCTATCTGATTCTATTTTACTGGCGTAGGCGGTATCCACCTTACATGTTCTAATTGATGATTCTAATGATATAGTAGACATATTATTTTATTAAATAATAAATATATTTTTTTAATTTGTAAATTAAAGTAAAGATATATTTATTATAAAAATACATGAGTATAATAACTAAAAATTTACTAGTGGGATATCAGTATACTGGAAAATCATGGTTTTGTGACTTTGTGAAAGGAAACATCAAGAAAAAACATGATTATAATGAAACTACAGGTATTAAATTTCATTATATAACGATAAACGATATTATAAAGTGTAAATCAACCTTTTTAGAGTATTTTCAATGTATCGGAAAAAGAAAATCAAAATACTCTGCAAACAAGTTATATTTTTGGGATACATCTGGGTCTCCAAGGTTCGAATGGATGGCGATAACAATGATGAATTCAAAATGTGTTGAAAATATAATATTCGTATATGATCCATCAAGACCATCAACCCTTAGATATATCAAAGATATATATTTGAAATGTGAAGAAAAAGATAAGATGAATTTTATAGTTTTATGTATAGAATCGGAATATCCAATATTGTGTATGAAACAAGCTGAAAAATGGTGTGAAAGTAATAATTGGGTTCATATTACTATTAACAAAAATACAAACAATATATACATAAACGATGGAGATATATATAATATTAACAAATTAGAAATGACTAAACTTTTTTTTATGTAAAGCATCTTTAGCTGCATTTTGTTGTGAATTTGATTGTTTTGCTGCTACTCCAGTACCTAATATAATTTTACTACTTTTATAATGTTGTGATATTTCATAAATAGTGGTGTATACAAGTCTTTCTTCTTCATTCTTTTCACTCACATATTGTATTTTATAATTTGGTTTACCATCGTATATTTCCTTCAGACGTGTTTTAGCATCAAACAAATCTTCATACTTTAGTGATATTTGTTTTTCATCGAATATGGAAGTAAGTATATCTTTTACAATACAATATCCAATACCATCTTTTAATTGTGTATCTAATATATATTCAGTTACACCAATGAAAGATTCAAAACAGTCTTCTAATAAATCTTTTTTGAATCGAAACTTTGTATTTTCAGATGCCATTATGAAAGGCCAGAATCCCAACTTTTCAGCTTCTTGTGACAAAGTTTCCCTAGATGTATATTTAATTCTCACCCTTGCAACAATTTTGACACCTTGGGGTGTTTTGAGATGTGGAAATCTCTTGTAAGTATATGAAACTATAAATTTATTTATAGAGAGATCACCCAGTTGTTCAAAAAACTCATAATTCGTTTCTGCATTATGAGTTTTGTGTGTAAACGCTTGTTTATACAACTCGAAATTTTTACCTGTTAATAAACAGTCTATATACTGTTTTTTAAGTTTACCACTGAGAAGGACTTTTTCCAATACGGTTCGTAAAGAATTTGACATATTTATTCAATAACGGTTTGATTTTAAAACAACATCAGTTTTAAAATCAATAAGTATTCATTTTTTTATTATTACCAATCACCATCTTCTGTAAATGCTACATTCTTCCATTGTAATATTTTAGTTTCAGGTGTACCCCAATGTTTAATAAGATATGCTTTGATTTCATTTCTAGTAACACTACAGTGAGACGGATATGCATTTTTATACCATTCCTTAAAGTGATTATAAACTTCGTTAAGATGTAAAACACTACCTTCCATATTAATAATAGATTCTTCCAAGTATTCACTTAGTAAATCATTTTCAGCTTCATATCGTTTAGTAGCCTGTTTAACCTTTGCTGGTTCAGATATTGTCTGTCTCCGTTTTCTCCATTCTATCAAAAACCAAGCCAGAGCTTCAATCATCTTTGGAATTTTTTGGTCAAATTCTCTATCAATAGGGAATATTTTCTGACGCATTTGTTCTTCAAAAGTTTCAGGACAGTTATCGGCAAAAGTAGATTCAAAAGGAATTACCCTTATACGATTCCATGTCGCTTTGTCACTTTTCTTTAGAGGTGGTAATTTGTTACAGATGAAGGTCATTTCAAACATGGGTTTGATTTCACGAACATCTTTACCTGCTTGGAATAAATCACGTGCAAAGTACGTATCATTACCACTCAATTTCTTCAAATAACCTATATTCAATTGTTCATCATTATCAGGTTCCTCTAGAACAGCATGACGTACAGGAGCAGCAGCTCTCGCTAATTCAGGAGCAGCAGAACCCAAATTGGTTTTCTTACCTGTAAATAGTGTTGTATCGAACTTCACACTTAATTGTCCCAACATTTTTTCAAATAGATTTTGAGTAACAGATTTACCATTATCACCTTCACCTATCCAAAAATGGATTTTCTTCTGTAAATTACCACCTATGAATAAGTCACAATAATGATTAAGGAAATAAGTCCTAACAGATTCATCTGGGAATATTTTCTTAAAGAAAATATCGACTTCCTCAACCTCTTTAGAATCTGGTGAAAATTCAATATAATCAATCGATAAGGATTTACTCAATTTATCTTCTGGTCTACCTGGTCGGAATTCATCCAATTCAAAATCATATACACCGTTATTGAAACATATTAACATAGGATTTTGATTAAGATTTTCATGAAATTTAGGGTCATAGAAAACTTCCCTTGCTTCTTTCATTACATTACTTTTGAAAGGAGCAGTCTTGAGATTGTTGAGTAATTTACACAATTTAGTTTGTAACTTTCCCAATCGATCTTCTTCACTATCGGCAGTGGAACATTCATGCATTTGTTTAAATGTATCTTTTCGTTGTTTTTCGTAATAGTCCCAAACATCAGTAGAAAGTTTTTCACGTAGAGAATAACCATCTTCTATTTCAGTCCATTTATGATTATGGAAATAATACCACACATTACCTCTTGTATTTTTGTATAATTCACCATAATCATTATACAACATTCGAGCTATATCATTATGATTAGAGTATTCTGCGACACTTTTCTTATTATCCTTATTAATTTCTCTACGCCATTCTAGATATTTAGTTGGATTATCTTGATTAGCATAATACATCAATGTTGCAATAGTTATATCTCTATATTCCATCTTGTCCCACTGCGATATACAAATATTAGCATCGTATTTAGAACTTCTCTGAGAAAATTCATCCCATAAATCAAAAGCTTCACCAGATTCATCACCGAAATTGAATAAAATCCACCCAATCATCAACCATTCACCTCTATCATCTGCTCTAGAATCATTAACCATACTTAGTAAAACACGTGCCTTTTTAAGAAGTTCGGTTGGATTTTCACTAATCTTATCATTATTACGTTTTTTAGCTGTTTTACACTTCACTTGATTTTTTATAGGTGACTCCAAACCATCTACTATTTGCACTGTTTCTCTACCGGACGTATTTACACTCAATATCAAGGGAATATTATAAGTAATGTTATCTTTCGTTAAGTTTATTTTCTTACCGAAAATATTATAAATTTTAATATTTTTAAGGGCTTCCCACAACGATATTTTTTCTAACTCATTATTATAACAACAATTAACTGTATAAGGTTCACTATCAGCTGTTTTTTTAGAACCATAGAGTAACCAAGGAACGGTAACAACAGCTGAATCTATAACAGAAGATGAATCTTCCATATAATTAGAAAAAATATTAGCTTTTTTCATTTCCTCTTTTACGAAAGGTATAAACAAAACTTCTTGGACATTTTTAGACATTATTATTTTAGGATAGTGAAGATGAAACCCATGTTTTACACTTCTATTACCGGAAGTATCTACTTTAATATACGGTTTTTTGGAAAGATAAACACATATAAGGTCTTCTTCTTTTAACCCATCAACCATCTTTCTTAAAACATTATTAAATATACTAATTACACCCAATAATTGTTTGTTACTATACAAGGATAATTCTGTATCATTTATATCAATGTTATCTGTTTCAGGTACTTTTAAATCGATGTCACCTAATATAGGTCTATATTCACTATTAGATACTTCAGCTAACCCATAACACCCTTTACCTTCGAATATATCTTGTTGATATACATCCCAAAAATTATTTAATTCATCACCAGTAATATGAAATTTACCACAAGGTTGTATCATTGATACGTGACTAATCGGAAGATAACCTTTTTTACTGTTATCAACCTTACCATAAACAACATTTTGTCTCAATATGTCAGAAATACGTGTCGGCATTTTTGTATTAACTCAATATTTTCTTATATTGATATTTTCATTTTTTTATTATTCAATAATTAATCTAAAAATATCTAAAACTATATAGTAAAACCATGTATAATATCCAAGAAAAAAGTTTAATACTGATTGATGGTTTCCCAAAATATATTGTAGATAGAAAAGAAGTAAATGAATTTATCAACATTATAGCACTTGAATTTGCTAACAATTATTCACTTACATACCATACAAATATTGTTTATGGTGATCAAAGTGTTTACGTAAAAGGGTATCACAAATATTTTCTAGTTGGACTTAACAAGACCTTGAAAACATTGAATATTATCAATCTAGATAAAATAGAAGAACTTGATATTACTAAACTAAATACAAGGAATACAGAAAATGCATTACAAGATGATTGTGAATATTCATGGTCTGATTTTATGTTTAATCCATTTTCTTGGTTTTTTTAGGAATTTCACTATAACAAAGGGGACAAACCGATTTCCATTTAATCCATTCATTTAAACATTCGGAATGAAAAGTATGTTTACATTCATGTAGATAAATTACCTTTTCTTCATTTATTATATTTTCCTTACATATAACACATTCATATTCTTCATTTTCATTATATTTTTCTTCATCACCGTTGTATTGAATATTTTCATCTCTTTTCAGTACAGAATCTTGTAAACTCTCTGTTTGAACTTCGTCGTATATATCTTCTAAAAATTCATCTTGGGTTAAATTTACAATTGATAATAAAGTCATAATGTTATACATATTGGTATACAATTCTTCTAATGATATATCGTCTAAATATTCTATTGTTTCACTATCATTATCATTCTCCATTATATTGTTTAATATAATATATATGTTATTTTAAATTCGATATTATAATAAAAACCAAGAAAATGAAACCTGAAAACAAAAAAAGAAAACTTTATAACCCTATTACTAAAAGATATGTCAGTATATCCAGTCCAACTGGTAAACGTATTCTTAGTGGTAATCAAGTTATAATATATACTAGAAGTGGATGTCCTTATTGTAAAAAGGCAAAGAAACTTTTTGATAGTAAAAAAATACCTTATAAAGATGTTCTTGTCGTGAGAGGACAAGAAGACCGTATTTTAGAAAAGGTAGATCCTAAAACCAATTATTATCGATATTTTCCCATTATTTTCATGGATGGAAAATTCATCGGTGGTTACACTGAGTTACAAGAAAAATTAGTAAAGTAATATCTTGATTTTTAATTATATTTAAGGTAATTAAAAATGAACATACTAAACACAATAATAATCCCATCTTTGTTATTACTTGTTTTAGATTTAGCATGGATAACAGGTTATATGGGACCAAAATATAATAAACAAATTCTAAATATACAAGGTGAGAAAATGAAAGTAAAACCTGTATTAGCTATACTATCATACATTCTAATGATAGTAGGTCTTACAGTATTTGTGATTCCTAGAATTAGAAAAGGATACGAATTAGAAGATAGTATTCGTTATGGTTTCACATTCGGTATTGTTTTATACGGTGTTTATGATTTCACCGCCGCCGCCGTAATCAAAAATTGGGATATGAAAATAGCTGTGATAGATGTATTATGGGGTGGTTTTGTTTATTTCATAGCTACATATATTAGTAGTAAAATAAAAAATAATTAAGGGAATTTAACCCTTTAATATTGGGTGTTTTTTATAGAGGTTTTTCTCCTCTTTTTTATGTTTACAAGTATATTTTAATATGATACTACACATTTATTAATTTCGTCATTACAATAATAGATAAAAAAGTAGTATGCTTTGTTATGAAAATAACTCATCTTCTTTCTACTTACAACACTCAATAATGTTTCCATCGACATATTTAAATCATTATTCTGTAACGTATTTATATCATACGGATTAAATATGATACGAGTATCATCATAATTATCGTTTGGTACAAGTTGAAGTGTTCTTGCTTTATCTTCATAGGTGATAGACCATCCATCTTTGTATCCCATCTTATTGTCCCAATATTCACAGTCTTTTAACGAAGTTAAGTATATCCAAGCATGTGGATGTTCAAATATACCCTTTTTCTTATGATTATTAATATACACATTTGGATTTTCAAATCCCAACTTTTTTACAACCTTATCAGTTGCTCTAAACAAACACATCATGTTATACTCATGTCTTTTCAAAATCACTCTCATTGAATATTGAAAATAACCACAGTATTGAACTATAATATCATCATCTTCGTATACCAAATTAGGGTCGTATAATATACACCCATTCGGTTTTTTCACAAAGTCACAGTCATGACTTCTGGAATACACACGTTGTTCTTTTGTAGTGTTTTTGAAAAACTCGATATTTTCAAGTTCATTACAATGTGGACATCTTTTTTGATCACACAATCTATTCATCTTGAATTACTTGAAGTAATAAGAATGCTCTACAGGGTTAAAGAAACCCTCCAAAAAATTCATTTTTTTTAGCTTATCTCCATTCCAATTTTTCCAATATCATTACAAAAAGTTAAAGGGAATTTAACCCTTTAATGTTGGGTGTTTTTTAGAGAGTTTCACCCCTCTTTTTTCGTTTAAATAATCCCATCTATATAATAAATGAAAGAGTATAAAAGAATAAAACTTTCTGTTCAGGATAAGTCTATTCTAAGTGAGATTTATGATGAATTGGAGAAAATCAAATTAAGAAAAACATATAGAAAAACGAAAATAAACAATCAAGGACATAAGATAAGAACAGGAGCTTATAAACAAAAAAATGCATACCAAGGATGTTTTGGATTAACTAGATTTAGAGGAAAATCCTTCGAAAGTTATTTTCAAAAAAAACACCCCCATATGATGGTATTATTTAAGAAATTCATTCAGTCACATAACCCTTCGTTTGAATTCAAAAGTGTATACGTGAACAAAAATGTAGTATGTGATAAACACAAGGATAGTTTAAATATGGGAACTTCATTGTTGGTAGGTGTGGGTGATTACAAAGGTGGACAGAGTATGTTGAATGTGAACGGTAAAATAAGAAAATTCAGTATCAAATCAAGTTCAACTATGTTTAACGGCTCTGAAATAGAACATTGGTCTCTACCATTTGAAGGAACAAGGTATAGTTTAGTATTTTTCAATTAAAGGGACTTTAACCCTTCAATATTGGGTGTTTTTTTGAGAGGTTGTCTCCTCTTTTTTTATATAGTTTATTGTTTAAACTCTCAACTTGAATTTCAAATATCTTCCCTCTTTTTTCCTTTCCAAGAAGTTTGAATTTACTAAATCTGTTGCTATATATTTATGATAAGTTGCGTTGCTACAATTACAATCACCAGTAATAGTTTTCCATTCATTTACAGTTCTCCATTCATTATCATTATTTTCTACATATTCTTTGATTTTTTGTTTAATTAATTCAGTCTTTGTTGTATTTGTAAACTTAACCTCTTCAAGGTTTTCAAAGATGGTGTTGGTGGTACGGAGGATATTTTGAGCGTAGTGATTTTTCATCGCATTTTCTTCCTGTATCTTATTGGGATTACTAACCTTGGTGAGATTACGTGAAGTCTCTTTAATTTTAAAGATGGCTGAGGGAACTCTGTTTTTGAAGTAGACTTTTCCAATGAGGTAGTCTTTAACATTGACAGGTTCTGGAAGGTTTACCATTTCTTCCACCAATTCTGTGTGAAGGTTGAAACCCTTCATTAGATTTACCTTGTCTTTTCTTCCACACCATATATTCATTTTCATATCATCACCGTGATTACCAAAGAGTCTTCCAAATGATTGTTCCAAGTTGGCCGCATCGGTTTTTTTACCCACCATAAAGAGGGCATCGGTTAAATGCCATCTATAATTTTCAACAGGGTTCCAAGTGGAACAATATGTTATACCTTCTGTAGCAGCATTATAGGCAATGGTGGCGATACGAGGAAACTTAACCACTCCACCGTTGGAGGCAAGATAGTGATAAACATCACCCACTTCCAAGTTCTTCAAACGATAATATCCAGTTTGGGGGTCTTGTTGGAAATTTTTCCCACAAATGGTAATATCACCATTAAGATTTGGACTATACAGTCTAAATCCTTTTTGGTTATATACCAAAGTGGTCCATTTTCCATCCTTTATAACTTGTGGCATACTGTCGTTTTTCAAAGGGTTGAAAAAGTCTTGAGTCATATCCTGTTTAATATTCGTATTTTCCACCTTGAGCAGAAGATTTACAGGGTGATAATCCACTTTACCATCTATTCTTCTGGTATATACATCTTTCACGGATAATTTCTTCACCACTTTAAGCAAGGTGTTTTGCGGTAAAGTCTCATCTTTGTCTTCGTCAATGATATTGAATACAATGTTTTTAATACCATTGTATTCGTCCTTCACATCAACTTTAAAGATGTTGTTGGAGTAGAGAAGAGGTTCAGCATTCAATACATTCTGAGGTGTTGCAGTAATGAGAAATACTTTATCACTTCTTTCCTTCATCTTAGAGATGACCTTGTCGTATTTAACTCTTGGATTAAAGATATTAGCACCATTAAGTCCCAACTTTTTATACGCACCAAGACAATGTGCTTCATCAATAAAGAGAACGAATTTTTTATTGGACTCATTAACTCTTTCGTAGAACTTAGTCATCGTGGCGTGATGATCGATAAACACAAATAATTGTTTTTCATTCTTTTCAATTACTCGTTCAACATCTTGCATATACTTGTCTTTGGTGTAGTCTTTTCCAAAGTCAGAGTCATAATGGAGAGGTTGATTAAAATAGTAATCATAAACGACACATTTATTGACCCCCTTGGAAAGAAGATACTGGATCAATTCCTTTGTCTTTGCGTTATAACGGTTGATAAATTGTTCTTTTTGTTTGATTTGTTTAAGAACAACGATGGGGTTTCTTTCCGTCAGTAGAACCAAGTGAATAAGAGAAATCATCTCAAAGGTCTTACCAGACTGAGGGTAAGAAGTGATAAGTGAAATCTTATCTTTTAGGTCATCAGAAGAGAGATTTGAGTATTTTTCAACTTCTTTCCCATAAAATTCCATAACCAAAGACTTTAGTCTTCTTTCAGAAACTTGAACTTCAGATTCTGGTGCAATAAACTCACTTACAGAAAAAGTGGGTGTTTGTTGTCTTACAGTTCGTCTGAAACGAGAGAAGAATTTCATTTTCGTTAAACGAATGAGTTGATCTTGAATTACTTAAAGTAATAAGAATGCTTTATTGGTGTTAAAAAGTGGTTGAAAAATTCATTTTTTTCCAATTTGGACTTTAACATGAATTCAAATTCAAAAGTTCAAATTCAAAAGTTCAAATTCAAAAGTTCAAATTCAAAAGTTCAAATTCAAAAGTTCAAATTCAAAAGTTCAAATTCAAAAGTTCAAATTCAAATTGAAATCCAACTTTAAAAAAATGATTTTTTCACAGGGTTTTCCAACCTTGATAAAGCATACTTATTACTTCCAGTAATACAAGATAAAGATGTCCGATACTGAAAATCTCCTCAAAATCCAGGAATTTATCGACGATCACAAAGATGATTTATCAGAAGGTCAATACCTTAATATGGTAAATTCGTTGATGAGAGCATGGAAAAAACAAAACGAAAATAACCCTACGGCTTATCGCAGTGCTATTGAACAGGCGGAATTGTTTTTTGAATTATATCACAATGAACATGATAGTCACCATGAAACAAAAAAACGATATTCCACTTTATCTAAAACAAATACCAGTCTTAGAAAACAAATTGAATTGCAAAAAGAGCAAATTAATAGACTAAAAAAAACACAAAATAAACAAAGTGAAATTGAAATTATCGAAAATATGGGGGTTAATAGATGTAAATATACTTTTTCAAGAGGTCAATTCAAGGGAGAGTTTTGTGGCGCTTGTTGTAAAAATGGTGACCGTTGTAATTCACACAATAATAATTAAAAACAAAAAAAAAATGGGTGTAGGGGTAGTAGGGAATATTTTATAATGGTTAAATTCCATTATAAAATATTTTATCTTAAATAAATGACTGTTATTAAACCAAAAATAACAATAAAACCTTCAACTTCGAAAAAACACAAATTGATGGCTGTAATAGGTGAAAAAAATGTTCATTTCGGTGCTAAAGGATACAGTGATTATACAATACATCAAAACCCACATCGACGTGATCTGTACATAGAAAGACATAAAAAACGTGAAGATTGGACTATAAAGGGTTTAGAAACAGCTGGATTTTGGTCAAGATGGATTTTATGGTCTTGTCCAACCCTACGTAAGTCTGTTGATTTCACAAAAAAGAAGTTTGGTCTTGATATTAGACTTTCAAGGGGTAGTGGTGATTACCATAAAAAGAAAATTGTTCATGGTAAAGGGAGAAATCCTCATCCTGAAGACCCAATTCTCTATAAGAAAGTTCAAGAGGAGGCCAAGAAGAAATTTGATGTATGGCCATCTATATATGCATCTTCATGGGTTGTAAGAGAATATAAGAAACGAGGTGGAAAATATAAGGTAAAATTCGTTGAAAACGATAAGAGTGGTTTAAATAGATGGTTCAAAGAGGAATGGGTGAATGTGTGTGAATTACCTAAAAAAGTTCCGTGTGGAAGAGGTAAAAAACCTTCTTCTTTTAAAGAATGGGTTGAAAAATATCCTGTTTGTCGTCCACTCCATCGAGTGACCAAAGAAACCCCAAAGACAGTCTCCGAGATGAGTAAGAAAGAAATACAGCGACGTTGCACTGAAAAAAGAAAAAATCCATTAAAGGTTATTACTTCTAAAAAGTAATATAAAAATTTCACTGTATTATAAAAATAGAAAGATGACTACTAATATGTCTAAACAAATGTGTGGTGATACACCTACCACTACAATATTTCCATTTGAAAGAAAAGAAATTGTTAGTTCCAGAACTTTAAATCCGAATGTATGGAAAAACAAAGAAGCTTCTAATTTTTTCATAGCACCACCTAATACTGTTTCTTTAGGGAGAGATAATTATAGTACTGAATACGATGGTAGACTCATTAACGCTGCGAGGGGAGGTCAATTGACTGATTTAGATTCTATTCCGATGTCTGTTGATTTAACACCTAAGGAAATAATGGATGATAAGAGTCTTGATTATTACGGACAAAATTACAAAGGTTATGGAGATGTAAATGCTGGTCAGATTAAATATCGTATTGTTGAAGATTTAGTTGGTCCTTACCACGAACCTAATTTTCAGATTCATTCGGATATCAAAGCTTATATTTACAAAGACCCTATGGGTTCATTAAAACCAGAATATTATAGAAAACCAACTGTAAAACCAAATTCTCCTTTAGAACCTGTAAAAACAATGGGTTGTCTTTCAGACATGCACGATAGTATATGTCATAGAGAAGATATCATGTCTAGACAAATGCGTAAACGTAATCAACAACGATGGGAAACTAGATGGTATAAATAGAGAGAAAAAATCATTAGTTTAGAATAAATGGAACAAGATAATCTACGTATATGTTTACAAAAACATTTACCACATGAACAAGAATTAGTCAATTCAATAAAAAAAGATGATGATATTTTATATGCTGCTTTTATGAAGACAAAATTATGGAGTGATGATGATGTTATAACCGTTTCATTCATTAGTGACAGAGAACCGATTAGAACACCTATTGAAAAGATAAGAGAAGATTCGTTAAAATATAATATAAAAATCGACCCCCTTCAATATAAAGTTGAAAAAATGTCTGTAAAAAACGCCATAAAATTAATTGTAAGAGAAAGGATACAACCTCTAATTCCTATGAAAATAAAATGGATAAATGAATCACAATATGCTGACATAAGAATTGATTTCAGACCCGTTGGTTCTTGGTCTTTAGTAGGAACAGATTCTAGGAATTCAAAAGATAAAAACAAGGCTACAATGAATTTTGGATGGTTTGATGTGGCTACTGTAATACATGAATGGGGTCATGCTCTGGGTATGATTCATGAACATCAAAATCCAAGGGGGCAAAATATAAAATGGGATTTAGATGCTCTTTACAAATGGGCTAAAAAAACACAAGGATGGGATAAGAAAACAGTAGATAATAATATTGTAAACCATTATAAGGTAGATCAGATAAATGGTTCTAATTTTGACCCTGACTCAATTATGTTATATTTTTTCCCTGCTAACTTAACTACCGATGGTAAAGGAACACATGAAAATCTTATTCTTTCCGAAACAGATGTTGATTGGATTTCGAAAATATATGGTAAACCCACGCCTAGTGGTTTTTTAGCAACAGAAAGGGGTGAAAATTCAGGAAAAACTATAAAATTGTTATTTCTAATTATTCTGGTAATATTACTGCTAATTAGTATTATTTTTATTTTATATAAAATAACAAGATGAATAAACGTGTAAAGATTATTATATTTCTAATTACATTTCTATTATCTTTTACTTATATTCTAATGAAATTCTTTCAATGGGATAGATTTATCCTAACAATCAATAATACTTCTACTGATATTGAAAGTGTTGTAGAAAAATATAAAGATATAAAGAAGCACGACAGTGATGAAAATATTGTTTTATGTTTTATTCTAAACAGACCTATTGATGAATTTATGCCTGTCCTACGTTCTGTTTTAGATCAAACGGTAAGAATAGATAAAATAAATCTATTAGATAATGTAGGGTACACAAAACAAAATAAAGACATACACAATCTGGAAAGATATATTAATATAATACAATGGAAAAATCCGAAAATTTACTCTGATGTTTTTAAGATGATGGAAAAGGATAAAAATACTAGACTTATGATATTGAGAGATGATATTATATACGGAACAGACTTTATAGAGTTTATGATTAATAATAAATCATGTATAGATTCTCAATCAGGATGTTTTTCCATTAAACAGGGGGGAAACAAAAACAATTGTATTAAAGTTGAATATGATGGAAATAACTATGAAATTTAAAACCGAATATTAGTTTTAAATTTCAACAAACTCAACCAAATCTCTAACACTCCTACCCTTTATTTCTTTATCAATACGTTTTCCATTAAGATATAAAACATAATCAGGGTATCCTCTAAAATTAGGCTTTATAACATTCAAACGTTCTCCTAATTTTCTTTCCGAGGGTTTTTGACCATCTGTCTCGATTGTTGCACAAAATACTACATCACGAAATTTATGGGCAAATTCTTGAAAAGCAGGTTTAGCTCTTTGACAATGTGGACACCACCCAGCTTGAATCATCACAACAACTGGATAATTTTTAGGTATTCCTATTTTATCCACTAAATTACCTTGGTGATCAAAATCATCATCTTCCATGTATGCAACATTTTTCATTTATTATTACACTAGTTTTTATTTAGATGGAAAAGATAATATCATTATTATTACTACACACAAAATTTTGTGTGTTGAGAATTCTATATCTTAATAAATCTCATTTTGTCATCTGTAAATCATAAGAATTCCACCTTGATTTTCAGTCTAAAAATGAACTTTACAGATGTCTAATTTTGGATCTCTGATTTTCTAATTTTTCAGGAAAAAATA